AGCTTTTGGATTTGGATTTACACCAGGACTTGGACTATATGGGTCTAAGTCTGGTTTGGTTACTGGTTTAGTAACGGGTTTGGTTACGGGTTTTGTTTCAGTACTCATAAGACAAATATAATATTATTTTGTGTACTTATCATAAAACACTTCCATTCGTTCCATTACAACATCCAAACTCCAACCACTTGTGTCTTGGTCGTTCCAATGAAAGTACCCCATTTGTATTTTCTCAATACTATTAGGGATTGACTTGTCGTGTACGAACTCGGGTAGTCCACCATTACCCATATCCTTGTGGTAGTTACAACGATACTCAATTACAATATCTTTACCATTGAACTTTTTGGTGTAGGTTACTTTTTGACCTTTACCTTTTCGTACCCAACCATGTTCGGACATAAATTCATCCATTTGGTTATTGACTTGGATTTTTGTTTGGGATAACACTAATTCCCTTTCTGATTCTTGTTTCTCTAAGAAATCATAATACTGTTTGATTGTACTATACATAATGTTTATTTGATTTATCGGATACAAAGATATAACAAAAAAAGAATTATACAAGAACTTTTTTATTTTTTTTTCACTTGAAAATTCCCGATTGGATATATCCTATCCCAGTTTTGGTCTGGGCCGATTTAGTCTGGAGTGTCATACAATGTTCCAGACTAACCGAAGGTTCCAGACTAAATGTTGATCCCGGATACGATCTGAGTTCTTCAGTATCAACATCCATAAACAAAAAACCCCCGACTTTCGCCGAGGGTTAATTGTGTTAAACCTATAATCACTATGAAACAGTTTCTTCTATATACGAACCGACAATACTTTCAGCTTCTGTCATACAATATTCCTCACCATAAAATCCCCAACAACTATCCACAAAGTTTTCGTGTTCGTGTCCTTCACTACAAGTAGTTACTTCATAAATTTCATAACCATAAACATCACCTCTCAAATATTGGTCATAGGTTTGAACTTCACCTTCCAATACTTTGGTTACTTTCTCAATCACCTCTTTGGTAATTCTTTTCACACCATATTCTTTTCTTACCTGTTCTTTGGTAACATAAGTAAAACCAACACAACCACTATCCCAACGACAACTAAAACCACTTGTGTTCATTGTTATTCCGCTGTGGTCATAAAGGTACAAAGGTAATGATACACAAATTTCTTTACTCTTTAGAAATTCTCGAGCTTCTTCCCTTGAAAAATCGTGTTTGTCACCCAAGTTATAACGAGAATGAAAACATACCATTGTTCCCAAGTTATCGTCTTCACGAGGACTAAACGGATTTTCATCCTGAATGATTTTAATTCTGTACTTTTTGTTGTCCTTAACAACATCTTTTGTTTCTATTGTCATAATGTTTTTTATTTAACGAGTACAAAGATATAACACTTTTTTATTTATACAAACATTATTTACAATTTTTTTGTAAGAATTTTAAAGTTGTGTTCAACTCTTCCTTATCACAACACACCGCCACTTGTCTATTCATTGGTATCCAAAAAAATCTGTGGTTTCTCACAATTACATACCCCAAACAAAGTTTACCCTCATACCAATAAACTTGTTTATAGTATGTGTAGTTTAATTCTTCAAACCCACGTTTAATAAAATCAATAAATTTTTTCATAATGTTTTTTATTTAACGAGTACAAAGATATAACAAAAATTCTATTATACAAGAAATATTTTATTTTTTTTTCACCGGTACTGTTCCACCTGTCGGATTTTGTCTGGAATATTCCCCAGACTAAATCTTGATCTGTCAACCAGATCGATCTGGTGAAAAACCAGATCGATCTGGTGAAAAACCAGAATTCATCTGGTTATTGCTATTTTAATAATCTATTGATTTTTAAGTATCTAAGTTTTTCCAGACTAAATCTTGATCTGTCAACCAGATCGATCTGGTGAAAAACCAGAATTCATCTGGTATAAAAAAACCCCCACCATTTCTGATGAGGGTTTAACCTGTCGCCAATCGGTTGTTACACCAATGTCTTACACCATTTCAACCATACGATTGAAGATTAAACGTTCACGATTACCATAGGTACTGAACATTTTATTTTCTTCATTCTTGGTTGAATCACCTCTATTCATTGAATGAGTTGTCCACTTGGTTACACCACTAAACAATCCCCAAAGGTTATCACCTTTACTTTGAAGTTCACCATTAAGGTCAATTTCAAAACGAGATAGTTTGTTACGAGTAACACTTGAAAGACTATCAACCTTATTAAGGTCAACATCTTTCTCTATGTCAAACAAGATACGTGAAACCCAATCTTGGTCTTTCTCACCAATACGAATGTCGGAAAGTTTTTGAATGTTTTGGAACAATTCTTTTTCCTCTTGTAGTACATACTCCAAACTTCTACAAATATCATCAATTCTCATTGACATATTTTTGGTGTGTCTAACCTTTGTTTCTAAGTTACGGAACGCCGCGAAAAAGGTATTCATACAACTGATAGTAATGTTACTAGGTCCAAATGCGAGTGAGGTTGAACCATCAAATGAGTTCACACCAGTAATGTACCCTTCAAGTTTGTCATTACCCAATCTAAAATCACTTGACTTTAATTGAATAAACACTTTCTCACCATCACCGAATGAACCACCACGATGAATAGGTAAACCAACTTGTTGTGAAACTTTATCCAAAAGTTCAATAAGCTGATGATTTTGATAAGGTTGATACCCTTTACCATGAATTGATAACACTCTGTTGTTGTCATCTCTAACAAGGGCTTTCTTATCACTAATGATAATACCTGAAGCTGTTTGTACTTCTTCTTCTCTTACTGTCCAATTCAAACCCGTTTGATTTAGGACTTCATTAATTCTGTCTGTCATATTGTTTAATTATGGTACAAATATAAATCTATTTTGAATATAACCAAAATAAATTTATTTTTTTTTTCTTGAGGATGACGGTGTCGCACTCCGGGTGCTTCATTTAGTCTGGAGTGTCATACAGATATGTTCCAGACTAAATCACGAGCTGTCACCAATGCTGAGGATTTCTTTGACAAAAAAAACCCCCGACTTTCGCCGAGGGTTATTGGTTGGTAAAGCAGGAAACCAATCAATATCTTATGTTGTGAAGTATGGATGTATTACTTCATTATCAGCTTCGACCATTCTCTTAACGTGTTCAACAGCCGACTTATCTTCGGGGTCATAAATGAAGTCCACGTTACTTGAAGCGATTACAAACTGTCCATGTGTAATACCCCAAAAATAATAACGAACCGTATCATTAATATCTACGTTGTTTAAAGCTTTTTCACAAACCTCTTGAAGTTCGGGAAACAACTTTACATTACCGGTAATTGAAGACTTAATCGCCAACTTCATACTACCTTTTTCAAACTCATCAGCTACTTTGTTTTCACCGATGTTTCTCAACCCTTGAACAAAGATTGATTTGTAACTTCCCGAAGGAGCTTTTGGAAATGGATTATTCATAATGTTAATTTTCAATGTTTCTAAAAAAATCTTTATCACCTTTTGTAATAACCAAAGACACCTTGTTATTTTTTGGGTTGACTTGGTACACGTTCAAAACCTCATAACCATAAAACCTTTTTAAATCACTTTTAGAGTAATCTTTAGTGTGTTCTATGGTATCTGTTGGATTTTTCCTTAAATGGTCTATAATCTCATTTTTGATAGTGTTACGGTCAAACTTGTCAAAGGTCTTAACTAACATATCTTTGTTTTGACTGAATAAATGATGTGACATAATGTTTTTGATTTAACGTGGTACAAAGATATAACAAAAAAAGAATTATACAAGAACTTTATTCAACAAAATTAAAATATTTTGTTAACAAGTGTTTCTCAACTCGTTTTTCCACATAATCTTTCGGGTATTCCCAACCGATATTGAACCTATCGTTAACACCTTGTTCCTCGAATGCGTGTACACTTTTTACACAACGATAAAAAGGTTTTTGTTTGTTTGATACAAATGTGTGTAAACTCATAATGTTTTTATTTTGTTTCTACCCTAATAACAAATAATTCATCTGACATTTCGGATTTATCCACCATATCCCTCACTTTCATTGCGGTTTGAATATGGTTATTATTACCAAACACCTCAATAATATATTTTGCTTTACCTTGTTTTTTCCCGTTAGGTAAAAAATACTCCCTTGTTGGTTCGGTAGTGTTACGAACTTTGTTGTCGTTGGTTGACACGTAAAAATTTTCTGTTGTTGCCATAATGTTTTTGAATTAACGTGGTACAAAGATAAAACAATTTTTCTTTTATACAAGGATTATTTTTATTTTTTTTTCACCTGAAGATCGCACCAGAATTCCCATCTCACTTTTTGTCTGGAACATTCCAGACTAAATTTCGATCATCCCCGATCTGAAGTACCGGTGGAAAACATCCTGAAAACAAAAAACCCCCGACTTTCGTCAAGGGGTTAGTTGTCGTTAAACATTATGACAAATTATAAAACAGATAGAAAAGCCGGACTTGGGTATCTTACATTCTCTTTTTCTTGTTCCCTCATTGATATACCCTCAATATCTCGGTAAAACTCATCGGGATATATTTCGTAATCTCTACAAAACAATTGAAGTAACTCATAGTATGGTTTGTAGTACACCAACTCTTTAAAACCCATTGATGCCCATTTGTTGGCAATATTTTCACTTACACCTCTTGATTGTAGGTAATGTGTTTTATCTCTAAAGTCTTTCAATCCATATAACCCTACCGAACATACCGCATGGTAACCCTCTTCCTCCATTATCTCTGTAAGCTTTTCTTTACTGATAATCTTGTATTCATCGGGGTATAGTCTAATAAGCTGACCATCAATATAGGTCTGTACCACATCACCCACATAATTCTCATTCCAACTCTTACTGTCAGCTTCGATTTTCTCAATCTCTCTATTGATGTATTCCTCTTTATCTTCTTTTCTGAAAAAACCAATTGGTTTACTTTCATTAAAAACCAAATCCATTTCTTCCTTGGCGGTTTCGGTTAACTCTTTACGGATAACTGGTTGTTCCGAATAAGCCCACACAATTGTGAATTTCTGTATCGGGTTTCTTAACTCCACGAAGCTGAAAGGTCGCATAATCATTATGAACCCCTCTCTAAATTTATTTTTCGCGTTTATCATGTGTTTATTGTTTTAACGTAGTACAAAGGTAAAACAAAAATTCATTTATACAAGGATTATTTTCAAAAAAAGAAAGGGGATACAACTTTCGTCATACCCCCTACTCTTTCGTTAAATCAAATTTATACAGACAAGTACAAACGAGAATGGTTGTAATACGCTACGGGATTACCTTCAGCAAGTTCCCCATAGGTATCTTTTATAATGTTATACATCACTTCTTGTGGTTCACCGATACATTCCGATAACATTTCAACAAACCCATAGTTACTTTCATCAACTATGTCTTGTGTCGTCCCAGGTAAACCACAATAGTAAGCCTCACCTACTTCGGATATGAACATCCCACTAAAAAATCCTTTTAGTTTGTAACGATTAACAAATTCATCAGCGTTACACCAAATGAATACTGTGTTATTCTTTTTATCTAATTCCTCAACCATTGTTTCGTCAATGATATAACCACCATTTGCTTGGAATTGTCCGACACTAAATAATCCAGAAGGACTACCATGTCCCATGAACATACATCTGTCGTGTTGTGAAATGAGTTCTTTAATTTCTTGTTTGGTTTTACCACCAGTTACCAATGTAACATTTTCCATATTCTTATAGATAATATCTAAGAATTGGGTGGACTTGTCTTTTGGATGAATAATTAATGTTTTCATGTTTGTATTGATTTAACGAGTACAAAGATAACGCAAAAAAATTATAATACAAGTTTTTTTTTATTTTTTTCCCGGGGGACCTGAGATGTTACTTTTAGTCTGGAGTGTAATACAACATTGGTCGGTTATAAATTCCAGACTAAATGTTGGTACCGGGAACATCTCCGATACGTCTGAGTGGAAGGGTGTGGTCATAAAAAAACCCCACCGATTTGGTGAGGTCTTTTGTTGTGTGTGGGTATTACATAAACCTCACACTCGGAATATCGTTCAACTCATGGTCGTCAAACTCACAATTATCGGGTTCGTTGAAGTAACGGAAGTGTACGTTCATTGTTCCGTTCTCAAACCACCAAATTCTAACTTGGGTACGATGTTCTGACACCATAAACCCCTCAATCTTTCTTAACTCACCGATTAACTTGTTTACATCATCTTCGGTTACGTTGTCCAACATTTCTTCGTTGTTCACAATAAAGTCATCAATAAATTCACAATCTCCGTCATAGTCGATTGAAAAGTCAATGTACATTGTTTCTTTACTCATAATTTTTGTTCTTTATTAGTTATTAATTAATTAATTTAACGATACAAAGATATAACTTTTTTTCTTTAATACAAGAGAAAGTTATCCACACTTTGAATGTGGATAACCTCAATGTCGGTCTTAATGAAGATACTCATTAAGTATCTGTGTAAACTTCTCCCATTGGTCGAATGGTACTTGATTACCCTCTTCGTCCGTGATATTCACGATTGACGATAGGTCGGTTGTGTCGGGAATGAAAATGTCAAAATACGTTCCGTCCGTTTCAACTCGGAAACATTTCATTGGTACTTGGGTTACTGTTACGTTTTTCATATTAGTATAAATTAAATTTAACGATACAAAGATATAACTTTTTTTCTTTAATACAAGTGAAAGTTATCCACATTTTTTTGTGGATAACCCCGGACGGGAAGGTTCAGGTGGATTTAGTCTGGAATGTAATACCCACTACTGATGTAATACCTCGGCGGGTTCCAGACTAAATGTTGTTACCGGGACTGTTCTGAGGACTTCAGAAACTCTTGGACAAAAAAAATCCCCACCATTTCTGATGAGGATATTTTTACTACTCTTCCACTTCGATAGTGTCACATACGTGGTCAGTGATGTTGTCTATGAATTGGTTTACCAAGTCTTGATTGATGTCAATCTTACTTGTTTTATCCCATAGACCACCAACAAATTCATCGGGTAACTCCTTTACCACTTCGTTGAGGAACTCCGTACCACTTAAATCGTAGTTAATCATGTGTACAATTTTTTGAGAAACCATGTCCTTGACAATTTCTCTAATCTTAATCTGTGTGTCTGTCATAATAATTCAAATAACGAAGTACAAAGATATAATGTTTTTTTATTTATACAAGTATTTTTTTATGAAGTTATCCACAAGTAGTGAACACCCTGACGATCCAGGACTCACCTGTCGGATTTTGTCTGGAATGTATTACCCACACCTGATGTAATACTACACATATTCCAGACTAAATGTCGATTCCGGGATGGTCCTGAGGAATTCTTCGGAAACAAAAAACCCCCGACTTTCGCCGAGGGTCAATTGTGTTAAACCAACTTATACTCTAATATCTCTGTATCATCATCTTCGTGTAGTACATAATCTTTGGTTAAACCTCGTACCGAAACGGAATTGGTAATTTCACCATGTGAGTTCACCCACACTTGAATATAAAAGGGTTCTTGATACCAACCATTCTTTTTAGCGATTTCACCCCAACCCTTTCTGTGAAATTCAAATTTTTCTTTATTAATATCCATTTCTTTTTTTCTCTTTTGTTAGTTCACGAATATCGGTAACGAAATGATAAAATAAAACAAATACCATAAACAAACCAAAAAAGAAAACTCCGATTTGGTTATCTGTTGGAATATCCCATTTAAAGGATGTCCAACCACTAAACACTATTGACCCAATAATGAATAGGTAACGTAGGAATGTAAACATATTAGTCAAGTATTTTATATTCATCTTCACCAACAATCAAACCAAGACTTCTACCATTATCCCACTTCACGTTAATAACACCACCACCAACGTGGTAAATAGTTCCTTCTGTACCCGTTTCAATAGGGTTCGGGTCATCATTCATACTGATTAATTTAACCCTTTTTCCAATTAGTTCGTTCATAATGTTTTAAATTTAACAATACAAAGATATAACAAAAAAACAATTATACAAGTAAAAGTTATCCACATTATTCATCCCCTTTTAAACACTCCTCACAGGCGTTACAACTAAAACAATACGAACAACCACAACCCTTATCTTCTTCACGATTTCCACAATCACAACAATTGTACATACTACCACAATCGTATTGTTTACCATTTCGGTCTGTACCTAAGTAACTTGATTTTTCACACATAACTTTATTGATTTAACGTAGTACAAAGATATAACAAATTTTTAATTATACAAATTTTTTTTTCACCCGTGTTCACCGGATGCAACTATTAGTCTGGAGTGTACTACAACACCTGATAGTGTAATACAGATTTCCAGACTAAATTCGATCCCCGGTACTGTTCGAGTTCCCTGACGAAACGTATGGACAAAAAAAATCCCCACCGATTTGGTGAGGACTTTCATTAGGTCAGTTGAGGTTAGTTAGGACACATACCCATTTGAATTAGTGTGTCGGTAACTGATTGGGGTTTGGTGTCAACATCAATCTCATATATCTCATCGTAACCCGTAACTTCACTTGAAAATCTTAAATGTAACTTACTCTCATCCTCATCAAAAATCATTTCACATCCACAAAGAATCTCACATTCTTCTTCAACTATTAGGTGATTGGTAATAAATGAAACCGCGAGAATACCCTTGATTGGGTCATTGAGCGGTAAATCAAAAGGAGTAGTCATTCCACCCCTTTCCCCTCTTTGAACTAAAAAATGGATTTTTCTACCGATAGAGAATACATCAATAGTACCCTCACTAACCATTTGGTTGAACGAATTTTTTGTACCTTGTACGAAAATTTCAATTTTTTCTTCTGTTGTCATAATGTTTAAATTTAACAATACAAAGATATAACAAAAATAAATTAATACAAGAGAAAGTTATCAACACTTATCCACACAGACGAAGAACAAGAATGGACGGGAAGGTTCAGGGGGATTTAGTCTGGAATGTAGTACAACAACTGATAATGTAATACGATGTTCCAGACAAAATCGGCATCGATCAGGGATGGTAGGGTTCGAGTGGTACCTGAGGAAGTAACATAAAAAAACCCCCGATGGAAGTTCCACCGAGGGTCGTGTAAGTCAAAATTAAACCATGAATATAATAAACAAAAAAAATCCTCTATTTTGAAAAAATCACATCAATATCTTCGGGTGATAGAATTGGTGTTTGGTCTAAATCCGTATCATCCCCAACATGGACGTAAACGTCAAACGAACCCTCAAATTCGTTATCAACAACTGATACTACTACAACATCTTCATCCCAATTGTAAACCAACTCCTTTATCTCTTTGAATAAGAAGTCGATTATCTTTTGACAATCTTCTTTGGTTTCAGTTCCTTTTTCTGATACGAAGTCTACAACTTCTAAGTTACGATTAACACTAATACTAAGGTCAGTACGTAAGTTTGTGTTTGTTCTAATGTGGTTTGTCATAATGTTTTTTTTATTGATTTAACGAGTACAAAGATATAACCTTTTTAAATTAATACAAATTTTTTTTTATGAAGTTATCCACAAGTAATCAACACAGACGAAGAACAAGAAGGGACGGGAAGACACAGGAAATTTTAGTCTGGTGCGTACTACAACAACTGATAGTGTAATACGATGTTCCAGACAAAATGTTAATCCGGACGACAGGTGAGTTCTTCAAGGACGAGTGGTATGAAAACAAAAAACCCCCGATATTTCTACCGAGGGTTAGATTATATGAAACAGAAAAAGACTAATCCTTGTATGCTTTTATCCTTTCAACATTGTTGTCAATGATTTCAACAAGGTCATCAAAGTAAACCATGTCAAACGATTTAACCACGTTCCCATGTGTACTCATTAGGTGTACGTTGTAAGTGTCAGTCCAATCTAATGTAATAAGAACATAACCTTTGTGGTGGTGTCCGTTTACCTTAAACATTAACCCTTTACCAAACACGTTGGTTAGTTTATTAACCCCCCAACTCCAATAAACTGAACCACTACTTTTAAGAAGTAATAAAGTTTCGTTTACGTTGAACTCCATTTTTAAAAGTTCCTCAATTTTTGAAATGTCCATAGTTTTTATTGATTTAACGAATACAAAGATATAACAATTTTAAATTAATACAAGTAAAAGTTATCAACACTTATCCACAACACAGACCACCCTGAAGATGATCCAGGACTCACCAGATCTATTTTAGTCTGGAACCCATCACACATATTCCAGACTAAAATTTATCACCGGCAGATCACGGGTGAGTACCTGATGGAGTAACATAAAAAAACCCCCGACTTCCGCCGAGGGTTTATTAAATCAAATAGTGTTCCTTTATCAATCAAGTCCCACCAAACCCCTTAACTTCTTATTGTGAAAGAAACCCCAATAGTTCATGTCTATTCACACCACACGAATAAGTTAAACCACTATCCGTTTTTAAAACCAATCTAAGATAACCCAAGTGTCTAACATCACCACTATCAAAATGGTATGTAACACCTTTAGAGGTTGTGAATTGTCCTTTAATACAATAATCACCACATTCAAACTTCAAGTCAACACATCCACCACTTTTGAATATGTTTCTTAACCTTGTACGTTCCTTTTCAAAGAATCTTACTTTAAACTCTCTGAAATCTTCAAAGGTTAATTTTCTACCTATATTTTTACTTACTAACATACCATTTGTTTTTTAAATGTGGATACAAAGATATAACAAAAATAAATTAATACAAGTGAAAGTTATCAACAGATACGAAGAAGGGAAATTCACCGGAAGACGCCAGATAATTTAGTCTGGAAATTTCTGTTTAACCTTTTACACAAAAACTTAAACAAGGACTCCAGACAGATTTTTTTCAGGTCCACCGTACCAACGGGTTAGTATAAATTCCAGACTAAATATAAATCCGGACGGTCGGGTTCGGGTGGTCGGAGTTATTAACAAATTCAGTGTGGATAACTTAATAAAAAAAATACTTGTATAATTCAAAATTCGTTATATCTTTGTACTCGTTAAATCAATAAAACAAAGTTATGACAACAGAAAAAAAATCAGTAAAAATCAACAAGGTTGAACTTTTACAATTATTAGTAGGTATTGAAAAATCAACTTTCATTAACCTTGTTACTGAAACAAAGGTACGAATGAACAAAACAAACAATCCGTACTTTGATAAGGTAATCAAAAGAAACAAGTGTACATACCTTGTTGGTAATGACTACGAAAAAAGAGTAAACAACAACGAAGTAAAAGAGGGTTTAGAAGGGGATTTTAAATCAGAAGAAATGAAAGGTAAAAAACACATTAGTAAGTGTGTTTGTGTAGATACCAAAACAGAGAGTGTTCACTACTTAATGGTTGAAAGATTTGATGAAGTTACACCACAGAAAACAGAATACATTTTTGAGGGTAACGGAATTGATAAACAACTTTTTGAAAGTTATATGACAAAGGTTTACGAAAGTAAGAAACAAGAACAAGATAGAAAAGTTATGGTAATAACCCCTAAACTTGATAGTATCAAAGAAATGAGTTTAGAGGGTACTCATTACATAGTTGAGGAATAAAAGTGTCTTAAAACGAAAGAAAAAGGGGTACATTAGTTACCCCTTTTTTTATGTACCGAAGTTGAGGTGAAGGTTGAAGGGACATACCCCCGTCCCGATTTAGTCTGGAACCCCCTCCGTATATACCCCTCCCCCCTCCCGTATCCCCCCTTATATATAGGTTTTAGGGGTCTAAAATAGGGGGGTCAATACCCTAAATCAAATTTTTCCAGAAATTTTTTGGAAAAGTCAAAAATGGGGTCCTTTTAGAAAAAAAAATTTTCCAGAATTTTTCAAAAATTTGGACATTTTATTTTTTTTTATATTTTTGTATTATGAGTAATACACACACCGAAGAAAATTTAGATAATGTAATTTCAAAATATGTGGGAATGGAATATGGTCCCTTTATTATTACTAAATTTGTGGGTAGATATGCACCAACGGGTGAAGTACACGAAAGAAATTATTTCGAAAAGGAATGTAAGTTCTGTGGTAGGAAAACAACCATCAATACTTCCATAATAAAAAAACAATTAAAAGAGAACCCAGTTTGTCGATGTCGTGGTAAAATTAATATACATACCAACGAAAAGAAATGTACCTGTTGTAATAAATGGTTTCCTGCAACTTTAGAGTATTTCCATAAATTCGGTAACAGGAGTTTCAACTTATCATATTACTGTATAAAATGTGATAACGAAAAGCATAGTGTTCGTAGAAAAAGATATCGGGAAAAACAACCTAAGTCAATAAGAACGAGAAATCATACGGGTACCAAAAAACCCATAGAAACAATCGATAATGATGTGATAAAATTAAATGAAGAGTTCTTAGGTAAAGAATTCGGATCATTTGTTGTTATAAGTTATGATGGGAGATATAAAAAGGGTAATTCAACACATGAGAGATATTACTTCAAGAAGGAATGTAAGTTCTGTGGTAAACAGACTATTCAACCCGTATCCCAACTTAGAACGTCAATAAAGAATGAAATTAAGTGTAACTACTGTAGAGAAACGGTTAATGTCCACACCAACGAAAAAAAGTGTGCTGATTGTAATCTATGGTTTCCCGCAACCTACGAACACTTTCCCCTATCAAAAAACAGATTTTTTGGTCTTCATTATTATTGTTTGGGGTGTCACAATAAAAAAGGTAGAAAAAGAAGAGAATCCAAAGAGGTCAGAAACAAAGAATATGAACAAAAGAAAGAAAGAACTAAAACCGATCCCTTATTCAAACTATCGTGTAGAATAAGGGTTCAAATTAAAAACTACATCAAGAGAGTTGATGTTAAAAACCCTAAACCTTGTAAAACCACCGATATATTAAGTTGTTCTTTTTTTGAGTTCAAAGAGTATTTAGAAAAACAATTCGATGATAAAATGTCGTGGGAAAATTATGGTAAATGGCATTTAGAACACATCATTCCAGTATCTTATGGCGAAACTGTTAATGAAATCGTTGAATTATGTCACTATACTAATTATAGGCCACTGTGGGGTAGTGAAAATATAAGTAAAAGTAATAAACTACATATCGATGAAATATCTGAAGAAAATAGAATCAAATATAAAAAATTTATAGATAGATATGTCAAAAACCCAAGATATGTTCGATATGATGAATAAGACTTAGTGTAAAAAAACCTCTACATAACCGAAAAAAAATTTTTCAAAAATTTCTGCATCATATTTATATAATATGAAAATATTAATCACAGAATCACAACTAAAAGAGATAATTAAAGTCAGATCCGAAAAAGAGGATAATAGTGATATTATCAAATCGTCAAATAACAGACTGATGATGTGTGATTAATATTTATTCTTAAACTACTTATAATGGCAAATAACAAAGCCTTTGCATATAATCCATCAAATATAAATGTTGACGGGACAATCAATGTTGGAGATCTTGCTATCGGTTTCAAAAAACAAAGTTATGCAAATAATTTTAGTGGATTAACATGGTGGGGAGGTCCCGATGAAGATCAAGGATACGTCATTGCATACCCCCAACCATCAAATACACATCCAACCCCTTTGGGGTTGAATTGGAACCCAAATAGACTTGGTAGTGGTAACACCTTATCAAATTCAAATAGGACAATAACAAATACGGGTTATAATACATCCGTTTTGGGAACAAATTTCATAACAGGTTCAACCCTAGTCATGTATAGTATAAGTGTGGAACAAACTGTAAATGGTGTCATAGGTTTTGGTAAAGATGATATGAATTTATCGTCTTATGTTGGTTCAGATGACTTTAAAAGTATTGGGTTCTCTTTTGATGGTTACCTTTATTATGGTGGTAACGTAATAGGTTCGTCACTACCAACTTGGGGTATCAATAGAGACATTGTTGATATTTGTGCTGATACCATAAATGACAAAATTTGGATTAGAGTTAATAATGGTAATTGGAACAATGATGGTAATCAAAACCCATCCAATAATGTATCAGATTATAGTTTACAGGGTTTATCGGACTTTTATCCTGCAATAACATCATATAGAGAAGATAATACCTCAGAGGTATTATTTTTAACACAACCAGAATATTCGGTACCTGGCGAATTTACTTACCTGACAAGAATATTTGCATCGGTTGGTTTTTGGGGAACAAAAAATTATGTGGACCCATTTGATGACCAAACATTTTTAAATTTGGCACAAAATGTAACCAATCAAACATTTACATCGGCGGTTAATGCCAGTAATTGGTTATGGGATAACGGGTATTGGAATTCATATTATAGCCCAATTATAGTTAAACTTGATGCTTCAAATACTTTATCATATTCTGGTTCGGGTTCCGTTTGGTATGATCTAACCGACAATTCAAATAACGGGACAATTGTAAATGCAACATATAATTCAGTATCAGGTGGAACTTTTTATTTTGATGGTGATGATGATTATGTGTCAATTGGACAACCAATCTCTGGTGGTTCAAGTTATTCAATATGTGCATGGGTTAATGTTAGGGACGCAATTGAGTCACGTAATATTGTGTCGTCTGAAAACACCCCCTTTTGGGTTGCCAATTCAAATCTATATGCTGGTCTTGCTGGAAATTACACTTTGGTTGAATATAGTAATTTTCCATCAGATCAATGGATGTTTGTGTCGGTGACTTTTGATGACCCATCAAATACCATGAAATTATATGTAAATGGTGTTCTTGAAGATACAAACACAAATGTCACATCATCATATAGTGCGGAAGATATGTACATTGGTTCACATTTTTATTCAGGTGTGAATGTGTCGTTTTGGTCAGGATATATTTCAAAAGTATATATCTTCTCAGCAGCACAAAGAGATGATGAAATCTTGGCGTTGTTTAATAGAACAAAATCACAATACGGGTTTTAATTAACCCGGTATATTTGTGTCTGATGGTGTCTCAACATCTTTGTCCTTGGTGAATCTTCTTATTCCCAATAATGTTGCACTGATTGTAAATAATGCCACCGACTGCATTGTGATTGTCGTTAGAATAATATTTGTTTGGTCAGTGGTTACTTTTGTGAATACCGCTTCCAATGACGAAACCCCAAAAACAATTATCGCAACAACACACCCGAAGAATCCAACAACTCTACCTGGTGATGTTCTACCCTTTGAATCGTTAAACAATTCTGTCCAACTAAATTTATGTATATCTAACTTATTCATATTCATAAATATTTGAATTTATGAAAATCGATCACCGGCCGACCCACCTTCGGTGGGTTTTTTGTTTGTGTTATATATTTATATGTAAACATTTTATAAATGAAACTACTTAACATCTTCGAAAATATTGTGTCCGATAATAAAAAGACACTCCATGAACAAGACCTATCATCTTTTGAACAATATAAAACAAATAAAGAATATGGTTATGGTGAAGGTGTTTCACAAGATATGTCAGCAGCAAGAAAAATTGCCATGTCAAACGCCAAAATTGATTTTGCCAAGAAAAATAATTTGGACCAAGCAACAATCGGTTCACACGTTAGTGGTGATGAAAAAGCGTTTAAAGAACCAAATGGTCAAATTAAATTTATTGTTGGTCTTAAGTTTAAAACACTTGGTTCATCATCACAACAAGAACCAGAAAAAAACAAAGCATTACCAATACCAACATCAAATGAAACACCATCACAGGTTTATTCAAGATTGGTTAAGGACGGAGCATTAAAAGGTAGATTGAGTGGTCAAAGAATTGTTTATAAAGGTGCTGATTTATCAAACAACACCAAAAACAAATTGATTGAACAACTAAAATCAATGGGTTATGAATTATCAAGAGCAAATTACGATTATAAACAAGGTGACAAATTAGTATTTATTAAAAAATGAGAAAGAAAACATTACTTGAGGAAATTTCAAGAACAAGAGAAATCATGGGTTTAAATGAAGCTCTTGATATGAACATATACGATAAAATCTTGGATATGTATAATGCATATGGTTTTAGAGGTTTATCGGATGAAGAAATAGAATATTTAAAATCTGGTGGTGAATCTGAAATCCCATCATCATTCAGACAAGAAACCCCGCAAAGAATTTCTGCCGACAAGTTTTTTAATGAACCAAATGATGATGAAGACCAAGAAGCTATTTCTTAGTCATATAGTCATTAATAATTTTTATATTGTTCGGAATTATTTCCTTTGAATTTATCAAATCATGATAAGTAAAGAATTTATATTCGGTGTGTTCCTCATTTAAATTAATTTCGTTTTCATCAAATTCAGGATTGTTTAAATAATAAACGAATATGTTTGTTGGGTATTTACCCAAAAATTTAAAACCACCCACACTTACACCAATTTCTTCCATAACCTCTCTTTTAAGAGATTCTTCAGGTGTTTCACCTTTTTCAATTCCACCACCAACTAGTCCAAATAATCCACCGAAGTTACCGATTTCTTCGGCTCTTCTTAATAATAAAAATTTATTGTTCTTAACAATTAAAAGTAACGATACCATAGTATTTATTAAATATACGTTTTTTAAATGAAAAAACTAAATCTTTTAATACTTGAACAACTAAATAAATTAAACGAGAACCCGACATCGGGTAAACATTTCGTTGTTGTTGATGTGCAACCTGAGTATGAAAAATATATTTCATTCATTAATGAATTAGTTAATTATATAAACACCAATTATGAGTCAATGTCCAAACTTACATTTCTTTATAATGGTCACGATACTTTGGGTATGGTGACTGAGTCTGAATATAAGTATTGGTGGTTGGAACATGGTTTGGATGAAGATATTGTTGAAAGTGCCGAATTCTACGATAAGGGTTATGCTTTCTTCAGATATTGTATTGATAATAGTATAGACGAAGATAACATCGTTGATTTGGTTAGATTTATGTACCAAAGAGATGTTAATGACACCCGGGATATGACACCAGAATTTTGGGATGAGTTTATTGAATTGCACGGAGATGAGGAAATAAGAGAATTATTGGAATTTTCTGGTGATGCAATAAACCTACCATCACTAATTGATGAAATAAAAGACTATAGAGGTGTTGTGTTATGTGGTGGAGGAATTGACGAATGTCTAAAAGAAGTGGAGATTGCATTTAAATCTCTTGATAAACCATACAGCGTATTATCAAAATTTACTTATTAAAATGAATTTAAACGAAGAAATAAATAGAATGAGGGTAATCATGGGTCTGAATGAAAATCTTCAACAGGCCGAGAAATTATACTTCAAAACAGGTAAACTATCCGATGAGGTTAAAAATGCAATTTTAGATATAACTGGTGGTGATAACTTCACAAGATTAGTTTCAGATTTGTATTATCATTTTATCAAATTCCGTCAAAATGGTGAGGGTGTTGACAATGGTACCATAAAACTATGTGAAATGTTTTATCAATATCTTAAAGGATATGATAAGAACCTATTCCCCGTTCCTGGAATATTGGAAGATTATGGTTTGGGTAAGGAAAGTGATAAATACCATGTATTAACCTTGTTTGGTACATTAAAAGAAAGAGAATATCTAATTAAACAATGGAACAAATTACCAACTCTTGTAAAAAGAAATTTGGTAAAACCGATAAAGGACGAATTGAAGATTCCTTTTAATTCACCAGATTCAAATTACTTAGAATATGAGTATAGAAAAATGGGTGAACAAATGAAAAAAACGAATGATACCATTACAAGATTACCAAAATCGACAGGTGAAAGTATGTTAAAGAAAATATTCTCATCCGTTAAGTCTTTTGATGATATTGTAAAAACAATAGATAATGTTTCAAAGGGTTTGAGTTTTATTGGTGATGACGATGCATTAGATAAAAACGAACTTTTAGATAATTTAGAAAACTATAATGCCGATTTAATATTAGATAAAGATAATGTGATTGTTGTTAAAGCAAACGATGTTGAAGCGATTCAAAAATTGGGTTGTTTCAGTTCGTGGTGTTTTAGTCAGTTTGGCGGTGAGGGGTATTGGGATGAATATGCACCTGACGGATATGTTTATGTTATTATTGATTTTAACAAGGATGTGGAGGATGCTAGATTCTTAATGACATATCTTCCTTCTACCGGTGATTTATATTTATCAAATAACATACCATATGAAGAGGCCTACCCCGATGGTGATCAAAACGAATACATAAATAGTATAGGAATACAACGCAAATATTTAATATGAAACTAATAGAAATAGTAAATGAAATTCTAACCGAAAGTAGTTCACGTTATTTTGACGGATCAACTATGAACGTGAGTAAAAACTTTTGGAGACTAATAATGGAAGAAGAGGGAGACCCCAAAAAAAGAATTAATGGTATTAAACAACCTGTTCTTGTTGCATATAAGGATAGTGTGGGTGTTTTAACTATAGGTTATGGTCACACAGGACCAGACATTAGACCTGGTCTTAAGATAAATTCAAAAAAAGCAATGGACTTGTTGAAAAAAGATGTGAAAACCGCATCTGATTGTGTTAGACGAATGATGGGTGAATGGAAATCAAAAAAAATAAAATCGTACATGATTACTCAAGGTCAATTCGATGCTTTGGTTTCATTAGTTTTTAATGCTGGATGTGATGCGGTTAGAACATCTGAATTTGTACAAAAATTAAAACGTAGAAAATACGGAACCGCGGCTAAATTAATCAAATCATTTAAATCGGCTGGGTTGGCAGACAGAAGACAAAGAGAAAGTAATTTGTTTATGTCTTGATATTTATTAGTATGTTCAAATACATATCAGAAATATTAAAGAGTTTTACACCCGCACAAAGACTAATGGCGTTGTTAATACTTGTGTGTTCAATTGTTATAATAACATTGGGACCATCGTTTATTGATTCAAACACCACCAATTGTGATGAACTAAATATAAGGGTTAAGAGTCAAGAAACACAAATTATTGAACTTAACAAAAGAGTGAACGAGTTAAACACAAATCTGATAAATTCACAAAAAGAATGTACCGATAATCTTATCACAAAACAAAAAGAAATCATTGAAATTGTTAATGGTATGATTAAAGAAGTTGAAAATACAAACAAAATACAAAAATTATTTGGACAAACAAGAAGACCAGCAGGTGATGGTGGAAGTGATGGAGGTAATGGTCTTGCTAAAATGGAAATGTCCCCACCACCAACAATAATAGATGATAACAACTCGGATGATATGTTGAAAAAACTTAAATCAATGAAATCCAAAATACAAAAAAAACTTACAAATTAAGATATGAAATACGTTATAACTGAAGATCAACTAAAGAAGATTGTTTTAAACGAACAAGAAACCAAAAAATCATTTAATGAATTTGCACTAAAAAGATTGGGTGGGGCACAAAAAATCGTTGATAATGCAAAGAAAAAGGGTGGACCGGCAATGTTGACTTATCACCACTTTGTTGTTAAATTACCACACTATAAAAAAGCATCCGAAGGAAAATTTAATTTGGAGGAAACGAAAAAAGAATTCAAAGAAAAAATGGATAAACTTTGTAAACTTAACGAGGATGTGAATATTAATCAGGTTGAATTTCAAAAATTGGTTGGTCTTATCGAAGTTCTTGGTGAGTTGATAATAAAACATAAGTAATATGAAGATAATAATAAGTGAGTCACAGTTAAAAAATATTATCATGAATGAATCTGTTTCCGATTTATTTTCAAAAAAGGAAAAAGGAATTATGTCGGAAAAGGAGTGGGAAGAAATAGATGAGGAAAATAGTTATGATAAGATTAAAAACAAAATCAAACATGTTAGGGGACTTTCGGACGAATGTAGACAATATGCGATGGAGAACCATGGTGATTGGTTAAATTCTGTTGGTAGTGGTAAAGTTACGGGTTTAAAATTACATCCAGAAATAAAAAAGAAAATCGAGGAGAAGAAATTACCTTCAGGTTTTTCAATGGGTGTTGATAAGGGCGGGTATTTTATTCATACACACAGGGCGAGAAGTAAATCTTATGAGGACCCTAAAAAGATAACCGTAAAAGAAATCAAGTTCATCGATTCAACAGGATAAAAATACTGGAGATTACTCTCCACATTAGGACCGGGACTAGTTCACGGGTTTTTGGGGGGAAGGTTCGCTACTCTTCCCCCTTTTTTTATTTTAAAGCAATATTTATATTATATGAAAAAGATTTTATTAGAAAGCGAGTTAAATCGTATTAAACAAGTAATGGGTGTTATTAACGAAGATTCAATAACATCAGATGAAGATATTATGAGAACCCTAAAAAGACAGGTTTTGGGTATAAAAGGAACCGAAGGAAAAGAAATCGTTGTTGATTTGGTGGACAAAAGAGGTGGTAAAGAAGTTAAGAAAAACATTATAATGAAATATGATAATGATGGTAACTTAATCACCACAAATATAACCGACAAAGAACTAGATGTTTCCGAAGATATTAAGGACAATCTGAAAGTGTTGGTTGCTTGTACTATTTTAGCAACAGGTGCCGTTTCGTGTAAAAAAGATACCACAGGTTTTGGTTATAATTTTGCAGCAAAAACAACAACATATTACACAGACAAAGGAACACCAAATAAAGAGGTGAACATATCAACACCATGGGGTGAAACTAAGGTTAATGTTGATAGTACTATCTTCAAAAAACCATATTGGTCTGCGGGTCAAGGTTCTAAATTTAACAGACCATTAACACCAACCGAAGCTGAGATTATGAAAGCGGGTATTTCTTTACAGAGAGAAAGAAATATGAATAACAAAAGGGGTACACCTGAAAATGAAGTTTATGATTACGATTATAAAGACGCTGAAGTTACAGGTAGCGGTACATATTATGAAGAAAATCCGGTTGCATTTGAAACATGTAGAGAACACCCATTGTGGGATTTAGGTTTAGAATATTTTAAAATTGAGGGTGTTGATGTACAATCAATGATCAATAAAGCAGACGAAGAGGTTAGAAACCAAGAATGGATTAAGTAATGAAATTAGAAACCATAGGTTCCGTAAAACTATTTGCATTTGAATTCGAGCCAACTTCATGGTTATTGTGTGATGGTGAATTGGTTAGTATTTCTAAATACAGAAGCTTGTTCCAAATTGTTGGAACAAAATATGGTGGTGATGGTGTTGAAAATTTTGCACTACCAAATTTAATTGGTATGGAACCAATATTTGGTATGAGATATTACATTTGTTGTGATGGTCAATTCCCGACTATCGGATAAATTAACCCTCTTGATCGTTCTCTAAAGATTTTAACATAGACTTAGTTAATGAATTATATATTTCTTCACCAAATCTTTGTCTTATTTCGTTTTCGTCTCTTAAATCAATAAATCTACCTCTTACCATGAAACCTAACACATCTTTAAGATTTATTGTTCTCCAACATTTTTTAGCGGCGTCTTCTTTATTACCACCATTTTGTTTTAATGCTTTATTGTAAGCATTGATATCAACAACTCTTTTAATGTCGTTGTTTTTTTCTACATCAAGTTGTGCTTGAGTCTTTTCTTTCTCACTAGGTACATATGAACTAAGATATCTTTTAATTGTCATGTGTTTTACCGTACCATCTTTTTTAACATACGCAACGCTTATCATAATGTTTTTATTAAGTGCATCGTGCAATTGTTCCATATCATCTCTATTTGTGAAATCTTCATAACCAAAATCATCTTCATTTACACTATCTTCACTTTCAGATATTGTACCTCTAAATTGTTTTGTAACATTTGTTATATTAGTTACTTTACCCTCGGTTGCATTTTTTACTAAGTTATAAATCTCGGCAACGTTTGATACACTCGTATCATAATCAAATTTAAAAATTACAGAGTATTTTTGTGAATTACCCGTACCTGTTTTTGTTTTTAACGCACCTATTGGAAGAATTGGTGATTTTGTTGCGGTATTATCGATTGCAATTTTTTGATCAAATTTAATCCCAGGTGTTGGTTTTACTGTGAATCTTACAAATTGTTCTGCATTTGCTTCTGGTGTATTTGCTTTAGTTGATTTACCAACAATACCAGACAAAATTGTATAATTACCCGTATCAACACCAGCATTTTTAAGTGCTGTTACGAAATTTGCTGCTCTTCTTTCTGCCAACGCTTGGTTATCATAACCCCTGTCACTTCCAACGGCAGATGCTCCACCCTGTATTTGAACAGTAGCTCCCGGTACGGTTTTTAAAACTGATAATGCATTTTTAAATTCTGAACTTCCTGTATTGATTTTATCACTACCAATTTTAAATAGGTTACTACCCATTTGAACGGGTCTGTCCACGATTGATACTGTACTTCGTTCTGGTCCTGCATTTGTATCACCACCACCAAGTTGTTCACTAATGTTTGAATCTATTATCTTTTTAATTTGTGATTCAGATACTATAATTTTTTTCATAGAAACTTTTTATATATAAATAGTTCATAAAACAAAAAAAGGGGAATTAACCCCTTTTTTATGACCTTGTGATTAGTTTATTTTAGAATTTTGTTCCGCAATGAGGACAAAATTTATGGTTGTCTTTTTTTCTCTTTGAACCACATTCTGTACAATACACAACCAAGTCTTCTTTAACAAGAGCTTTTGTACTTACGGGTTTGATTTTCCACCAATTGGTCCAACTTGGATAAGAATTAAATGTTGAGTTGTCATAAGTAAACGATTGGTTAGAATCGGAACCCTTTTCAACTCTACCAGTCTCAACATGTCTAACTTCACTTGTTTTTGTTTTGTTGTAGTTAACATTTAAATCACTAGTCACCGAATCGTTTGTATGACTATAGTTTGATGTTGTAAAAGTACCATCAAATGAACCACTAATATTTGAGGTGTTTGTAAAGTATGTGTTGTTAAGATTATTGGTGGTAAAAGTCCTAACACCTGGTGGGTAATTTAATACACTACCCGTTGTACTCCACCATGGTTGTGATGTACCAACTGTTAATCTACCACCATAGTGATTGAAAATAGTTTCATTGTAAAATTTAACCACCACATCACCATTGTTGGCAATGGCATCTTTAACTTCTTGATTATTTCCATTTACAACGTATGTCTCAAACAAAAACTTCTTTGCTTCATCCAAGTATCTTTCAAGGAATACTCTCTCACCAGGACGAAGCACAATACCTGTACCGATGGATTTACCATTCAATTCGATTTGTGCTAAAATTTTATTTGATGTTGGGTTGTAAAGTTCAATTTCGAACTCATCACCGTTGTTAAGATAAACGGTGTCAATGTGTTGTTTTAATCTTTGTTTACTCTTGGTAACAAATGATTGCGGAGCAACACTACCGCTGTTGATTGAAATTCTTCTATTCATTTTCCTTATATTTTTTTTGTATTTGAACCCGAATTCGTTGGTATCAATTCCAACTCAAATGTCTCAAGGACACTTCCGATTCAACCACAAGGTCAATAATAAATATAAGGAAATCTTACAAAATGTAAAGTAAAACCCTTACAATGTGTAAACATCAATGTTCATACCTGAAACAACGATATTACCATTTTCATCGTTTACTAATGTAATCTCTAAGGTGTCACCTATTGTGATGATGCCTTCATTTTTTGTGGAGTCCGTTTCTAATTTATCCCAATCTAAATTAATATCGACATACTCATAATCGGTTTCCCATTTTGTTTCTTCACTATTTTCACCATAGTAATTAACCCTAATGTTTAAAGTTTCGGGTCCTTTAATTCCGTAAAGTGATAAATCTTTAATACCCCAAGACTTAATATCCATATCTATTAGGAAAGTTAATTTAACACCTTCGTTTGATTCAATACCATCAATCTCAAAACCTTTAAATGAGAAATTATCATAGTTATATAAAAAATCAACCTTAACCTCTCTTTTGTATGTATCGTCTGTGGTTATATCTTCTTTTAAATTTTTTGTCAGTTTTTTTAATTGAGTTTCGTTTAATATTACTTTCATAATAAATCTTTTACATATAAATATACGGCATTTGTGATATTTATAATTAAGAATAAACAAACAAAACAAACTTACAATTATGTTATTAAAAACTGGTTCAACGGGGGAAGACGTAAAAAAACTTCAAAGAAAATTAGGTGTTACCGATACAGGTAACTTTGGTCCATTAACTGAAGCTGCGGTTAAAGCTTGGCAATCGGGTAACGGATTAACAGCCGATGGTGTTGTTGGTCCTGGAACATGGTCAAAAATGTTTGGTGAACAAAATGTAATTACAGAACCATCACCAGCACCAAATGTTGGTGGTTTAAAATTAGAAAAGCTAAAGGGACATATACCAGACGCAGTAATTGCGATGATTCCCGACACCGCACAAAAATTCCAAATAAACACACCATTAAGATTAGCACACTTTTTAGCCCAATGTGGACACGAGTCTGGTGGGTTTAGAGTTACATCAGAAAACTTGAGTTATTCTGCAGACGGATTAAAAAAGATTTTTCCAAAGTATTTTCCGGGTAATTTATCAGAATCATATGCAAGACAACCACAAAAAATTGCATCAAAAGTTTATGGTGGTCGTATGGGTAATGGTCCTGAGTCAACAGGTGATGGTTTCAAATTCCGTGGTAGGGGTTACATTCAATTAACTGGTAAAGACAACTATGTTGCTTTTGGTAAATCAATAAATGAGGATTTAACATCTAATCCTGATTTAGTTTCCTCTAAATATGCACTATTATCGGCGGCTTGGTTTTTCAGTAAGAATGGACTTAATAGAATGGCGGATGAGGGTTCAACAGATGTTGTTGTCACTAAAATTACAAAAAGGGTGAATGGAGGAACAATAGGTTTGGTTGATAGAATAAAACATTTCAAAGAATATTATTCTTTATTATCATAAAAAAAGGGGATTTAAATCCCCTTTTTTTCTTTAATATCATCCTGTTTTTCAAGTTCAGGTTTTATATCGGTATTTTGGTCAGCTAAGTTATAATCCTCAATCATTTTTAAGTATGAATCATAACTCATAAAGTAACCCTTATCACTTTTCCCTCTTTCTACAGGGTAAATACTTACAAAACTATCACTAGATGGTTCTGATGATTTACTGAATACCTCAACAAAGAACTTCTCGGATTTATTTGCCTTGTTCATCAAAATTGTTGGTTTTGGTGGATTATAATCTGGTGAATATTTTTTTCCTCCTTTTTCGTACCAATCTAGTTTTGAACCATCATAAATACCATATTTAAATGGTGATCTGTATGTCTTTAGAATAAAGATTTTGTCATTGTTTATGTTATACCTGTGGATTAAAAATTGATTTTTTAATAATCTTAACCCTAAGGTAACGATACCACCATTAAAACCAATTTTTAATAGTCTACTTTCTAAACTTTTTAGCTCTTGTTTGTTTTCTTTAATTTCATCAAAAAGTTCAATACCAAATCTTTCGTAAACAATATCCTTTTCCGTTAAATCTAAATACCCTCTTTTTAATTCGGGTGTCATACTTTTCCATGAAATCTTTTTTGTGATTGGTTTTTTTCTATCAATGATATATCGTCTTTTAAGTTCGGTTGAAATAGACGCGAAAAAATATTCACTTTCTGGGTTTGTTTCATTAACAAAATCAACAGGATCGGTTGTTTCACCCAATTCTTTAGCTGCATCATAATCCATAAATTCGATTTTATCCAAATGTTGTGCAAGTTTCGGATAAATTCTAACTAACTCTTCTTTTGTTGTAACAGGATCGGTACCATCGTTAAGTATTGATGTTATTCTTAGATTTGTTGGTGAATCTGTTGAGTATTGTACCGCACTAACATAGTATTGTGCAATCTTTGGGTTGGTTTCCACTTCAGGTGATTTACTTTCATCAATAACAAAGTAGAAAGATCTTCTCGGTCTATAACTAGTGTAAAGATTGTCATCCCCATATCTACCAATACACCACGGTATGGCAGATAACCCATTAAATACTGGATATGGTTTTAACGTTGCTTGATAATAACCAAAAATTTTGGCAGTTGCTCTATCAGGTATTTTATACATACGAAAACCACCCTCATCAACAATTTTATATTGATCCCCAAACCAAAAACTTTTCGATGCACTTATTCTTTCTTCGTTTGGTTTTAAATTTTTACCTCTGAATATTGGGGGAATTGGATTTTCAACCTCTGGATTTTCATCCTCAATCCCAAAATAATCATTAACCAAAAATTTCATTTGATCAAACGAATATTTTTTAGGTTGTGTTAAATCAGTCTCCAAAAAACCCCTAAACCTATTTAAAAATGTAACTATAATTGGTAAGTCTGGTTTTAATCTGTTTTGCCCCTTTAATTGGGTGTACTTTTCAAGTAAATCCTCAACTTTACGTTTCTGTTCATCAGTTGGGGTTTCACCAAACCATTTATTTAATAGGAACCTATATGTTCCAACATCTCTAACCTCTTCAAGTAAAATATCAAAAACCAAATCTGTTATTTTCATAATAAAACAAATATATATAGTATAAATAGTTTGAAAACAAAGAATTTTCAACAAACACATAAAATATGAAACTAATAACAAAAATGGGGTTTTACTCCATATACGAAGATAAGGGAAGATACATTGCCGATAGCGGTAAAATAATTTACTCCAAGAGATTTAAAAAGTACTATCCAAACCCATATAGGGACGTAAAAGATTTTGGTACAATTGAAAGTGCAAAAGAATATGTTTTTAAAAAACTATCAAAACACACTAAAGAAAAAGAGAAGAAAATCAAATCTCTACCGAAATCGTTGTATCTTATTTTAATGAAAGAAGAGAAGTCTGGGTTAAGTTTTGTTAAAGTCGGGATTACCTCAAAAAGATTCCTTATTAGAAGGTTTAGTAAAGACTATGGGTATGAGGGGTATGTTATTGAAACAATACTTAGAAGGATTGACACCGAGAAGGCCGAGGAACTTGAACAAAAAATAAAAGATGCGATAGCAAAGAAAAAAACAATTAAAAAATTCAGACCATTGTTGGAGAATTTTTCAGGATATTCAGAGTGTTTTTCTTACAACTCTTTGAATGATATTATTGGGGTTTTTGATAGACTTACAAAAAACGTTTAAGAGGTTCTTCTTCTGCCTCTAGCCGCTCTTGCAGGTTCTTCAGTCTTACTACTTTTAGTAGATTTAGTTGTTTTTTTAACCAATTCTTTATTTTTATCTTCCAAGAATTCAACTTTAACCCTAAGTTCTGCAACTTGTTTGGTTAATTCCAATATCTTAGAACGTAAATCATCTTTTTCTTGTGATGATTTTTCTAATAAAACTTCTAGTTTTGTTATTCTTGTACGACACTCGTCTTTCATATAATCTTCAGATTTTTCTTTTCTCATGGCTCTTTTTTCATAAAATCTCCAGGCACTTGCCGAACCTAAAACTGTTAGTGCCGTTATTAGTACAGTATAAAACGAGTTTGCATCCATAGTATTTTGTTTACAATAAATATAATAATTTTCAATTAATTCCACAATCTAGTTTGAAATGTGTCCAATAATTGTTATATTTTTAGTATGAGTGTCATTATAAACTTGTTTGGTGGTCCCGGAATTGGTAAATCAACACAGAGTGCGGAATTGTTTACCTTAATGAAAAAAAATCACATGGATGTTGAATTAACATTTGAATATCCAAAAATAGTTGCTTGGGAGGAAAATTACTCAGCAATTAAAGATCAGTTCTACATTACCGCAAATCAACATAGGAACATAAGTAGATTATATGGTAAGGTTAAGTATATAATTGTAGATTCTCCCATAATTTTGGGTATGGTTTATAAAGACATATATAATAATGAACCAGAATACCCATCATCGTATTATGATGAAAATTTTGATACCTTCATTGTTAATCTTTTTAAAAAATATAACAACCTTAATATTTTATTAAAAAGGGACGATTCAACATACGATGAGAATGGTCGTTTCCAAAATTTAGAACAATCAAAACAGATTGATAAAACAATAAAAGACAAGTTAGAAAAATTAAATTTACCATATGTTGAGTTTGGTGTGTGTGAAAATACTGCTTTGCAGATATTTAATTACATACAAACAAACCAATTATGAAAAAAACAATAGTATTATCAAGTCTACTTATTGTGGTTATCTTTATAACCACGTCAATGCAAACCCTAAAAGATGTTGTTAATGTTAAAAACAACGTATTTGAGGTTAGTTATTCACAAAAATTAAAAGAACCCCTTTGGTTGATATATAAATCAACAAACAGACCAACCAATGTTAATAGGGGTTCAATGGATTTCTATGGTGAAAAAAACATTATTACTTCTGATGCTGCCGATTATAAAAACAATGTTTGGGATAAAGGTCACTTAGCACCAGCAGCAACGTTCTCAGATAATATGGAAAACCTAAAACAAACATTCTCATATCTGAATTGCGCATTACAACATCAAGATTTGAATAGAGGTGAATGGCGTTTATTGGAAGAACAAGAGAGAGTGTGGGACGATAAAGAAAATTTAACAATCAAAATCGACTTGATTTTTGATGAGAAATCAACTATATTATCTTCAGGTGCAACGGTACCCTCTTTTTTTGTGAAACACGTTTATTTTGAAAAAACAAAAGCATGGAAATGTTTTAAATTTGAGAATACAAAACCAACAAAAAAATGGGGTGAACATCAAATAAAATGTACCCATTAATATGTTTTGTAAAGAAATAATTACATTTAGAGATAAGTTATATCTTGTCCAAAGAAAATTTAAAGAGTCGAGTGTTAAATCCGATAAAATAAATGAAATTAAAGAGTTATTAAACTCCTCAATTGTTTTAAAACAAAGAAATGGAGATACTGACTATTTATTTTTTTTAGATGAAATACCTGAACCAGAGATTGTTGAGTAATTTTTAATTTCTTTTATACACTTTTTAGTGTATTTATACTCATTTCTTTTCGCCTGTCTTTCATATGGATTATGTGAGTAGTAATACAATTCCACGTAGTGTTTATATTTTGTTCTTGATTGTAAATAATGTGTATACTCATGTATTATTGTTGCAACAAGATCGTACATACTTTTACAATTATTTAGATAAATCAATATACGATTTTTATAAAAACAATATGTACCATAAAAAATAAATTTATCTTTTTTCCTTATTTTTTCACTGAATTTTAAATCTAATTTTGTTCTTTTTCTACTATTGATACCAAGATTTTTTTCGCACCATTTTAATGTTAATTTGGCATAAATCTCTTTTGTCTTGATATCAAGAGTTCTATTGCTCATCTGGTTTTTTCTCGGTCTTTACAACCTTTTTTTGTTTGGTTGATGGGTCAACCAAACTACTTAATAGGTCAAAATTGTTTATAACATCCTTTAATGTTGACGCAAACTCATAGTTTTCTAAGTCTTCGTTTTTTTTCTGTAATACCTTTATAATGTCCAACAAATCGTTTTTACTTAAATTGGATTTTATACCGACATATTTTTTTACCAACTTTAGTGTTAGGTACTGAATAGCGACCTTTTTATCTTTGTTTATGGTAAAGTACTTTTCAATGTTAACATTCGATAAGATTGTTTTATTGAGATTCTCAATGTAAGAATTCAATGCAGGATTGTTTGTGTTAATTTTCATACTTTGCCCTTTCGTTTTTTAATAAATATTTTATAAAACAAAAATGGGGGTCAACCCCCCACTTTTTATTTTCCCCATTTTCCACTTTTTACCAGTTGAGCGATTATCCCATAAACCGACAAATCTTTGTAGGTATCGTCTACCGCTTCACCGACATTGTCCTTTGTCCCCAATACAACTAGTTGTTTAATTCGTTGTATTTTATCATTCATTCTAAAGAATAACCCCATTTGTGATAGTTTTCTATCTTCCTCTTTGTCTAAATCCCTTCCTAATGAGATATTATCAGGTCCATAGTTAGATTGTTTTTTACAGAACAACTCGTATTGTTCTCTCATGATACGTTTAAATTCTTTGGTCATTTCAGGATACTGCTCTTCAACCTGTTTTATAACCGGATTGACTTCTTTTTTTTCTTCCATGTTCTAAAATATTATAATAGAAAAAATATATACAAATATTTTACAAAAACCAAATATTTATAATAAAAAGTAATCATGCAGATAGAAGATTTTAACGAAGAACAAAAGAACGAAACAGTACCAAAATCAAAACAATTGGTACAAATGTTATCTTTTAGGGTTGTTCCAGCATATTTCAGGGAGATTGAAAAGATTGCAAATAAGAAGAAAATGAGTGTTTCAAAGCTAGTTAGAACATACATAAAAGAAGGTATGAAAAGAGACAATGCAATTGATTCTAACGAAGATAAAGAATTTAGAGTTGAGTAATCAGGTATGAAAATAGAGGAAGACAAAATTCTAAACGCAGTGAAAAGCGTACTTTTGGAAGAGGTTTCTAAAGTTAATAGGTATGATTTTAACAAAGTTCAGTTTAAAATTGATGAACTTGAGAATCAATTAATGGAGACTGTTAAAGAGTTACGTAAATTAGACGATTCTATTCCCGATGGGTTAAAAAACATAACAAATGGTAGAGTTAAAACTATTTCTACCAATTTATCAGGTGCTCACACCGCACTTAAACAATTAAAAAACAAAGTTAGAGAGTATAAGAAAAATTTATACCAACAACAAAACGATAAGAAATAAGTTCTTACGATTTTTTTTCAATTATTTTTTTTGCTTCTGATTTACCCTCATTGGTTAAAAAAAAGAATTCTTCACCATTTTCGTCCGTAATACAATCAATAAGACCTTTTTTTTGTAAAGATTCTAAATGAGAACCAACAACAATTTCGGTTAATATTCTTTCAAATTCTTCATCACTAAAAAACACTGGATCGTCATCCAATTCACCAGCAATAAACTTTTCAGTTAAACTTTCACAAAATAAATTAAAAGCGTATGTTTTGTCTTTAATATCGTTTTCGGTAAAAAAATTATTTTCGTCTAATTCATCAATTATTAATTGTGATTTTTCAATAACTATGGGTTGATAAACCTGTTTTTCCATTTTTTCTGTATTGTTTGTTAAATATAAATAAAAATTTCAATAAAAACAAACAACGGGTTGACTTTGACCATATTTTTTAGTACTTTTTTTACATAAATTAATTATTATGATTGAAAACGAAAAGATATTTATTCAGATTGCGTCATATCGTGATCCTCAATTAGTTCCAACATTAAAAGATTGTATTGAAAAGGCTAAAAATCCCGATAATTTGGTATTTTCAATTGCTTGGCAACATTCAATTGAAGACGAATGGGATAATTTAGATGAGTTTAGAAATGACCCAAGATTTAAAATTATAGACATTGATTATAAATTATCACAAGGGGCTTGTTGGGCGAGAAATTTACTCCAACAACAATACCACGGGGAAAAATATACATTACAATTAGACTCACACCATAGATTTATTGAAAATTGGGATGAAGAATGTATCAACATGATAAAACAACTACAAGAGAAAGGACATGAAAAACCTTTACTTACCGGATACATTTCATCTTTTGACCCTGAAAATGAACCAAATGGTAGAGTTCAAATACCATGGAAAATGAATTTTGATAGATTTATTCCAGAGGGTGCCGTTTTCTTTTTACCCGCATCAATAGACAATTACAAAGAACTAACAGAACCAATACCTGCAAGATTTTATTCGGCACATTTTTGTTTTACTTTAGGTCAATTTGCTGTTGAGGTACCACATGATCCAAATTATTATTTTCATGGTGAGGAGATTTCAATTGCTGTTAGGGCGTATACTTGGGGGTATGATTTGTTTCATCCACATAAAGTTATTGCTTGGCATGAATACACAAGAAAGGGAAGAAAAAAACAATGGGATGATGATAGAACTTGGGTAAATAGAAATAACTCATCACACAAAAGAAATAGAAAACTATTTGAGATGGATGGTGAAATTAAGGATATTGATTTCGGTATTTATGATTTTGGTTCTGTTAGAACACTACAAGATTATGAAAGATATTCTGGAATCTCTTTTAAAAAGAGAGGTGTTCAAAAATACACATCAGATAATAATTTAGCACCAAACCCACCATTATATGGTGAAGAGTTTGAAAATTCATTTATGTCGGTATTTAAACATTGTATAGATGTTTATAAACACCAAGTACCTTTAGATGATTATGATTTTTGGGTTGTATCTTTTGAGGATGAAAATGGAGAAACAATTCATAGGTCCGACGCCGATAAAAATGAAGTTAAAAGGATTATGTCAGATTCTGGTGATGGTTACTATAAAGTTTGGAGAACATTTAATATCGATAAAAAACCTGCCAGATGGGTTATTTGGCCACACTCAGAATCAAAAGATTGGTGTGAAAGATTAGTAGGAAATTTATAAAATGGCAAACATATCTTTTTATGGGTCACACAATTCGGCGGTTGTCGTTGAGAATGAAGGAAAAATAATTTGTGTAATTGAAGTTGAGCGTTTTTTAAATGTTAAAAATGCTGGATATTCCCAATACCTTGTTTCAAAAACGAGACCATACTTGTTAAAAGAAATTATTAAGTGGATTGAGAAGGAGTATGGTATTAGTGAATATGACAACTGTTTTTATTTGAATACCGACACACACGAACATGATAGAAAGGTTTTTTACCACGAGTTGATTCCTGCAAAAAACTATATAAATTCCCTTCATCACCTATCACACGCAGCATGTGGATTTTATCAAACGAATTATAATGAGGCGTTAATCTTTTCTTTTGATGGCGGGGGTAATGATGGATTTTTTAACATTTATCATGCAATAGATAGAAAAACAATTACACAAATCGACAAATTAAAATACGATTTAGGTTTTCCTTACATGATATTCGGTGATTACTTATCTGACATAAAAAAAGAACCAGCATTAAATATTGGTAATTTAGTTTATTCAGGTAAAATAATGGGATTGTGTTCTTACGGAAATTTAAGAGAAGAATGGTTAAATCCGATGAAAAAATTTTACTATTCAAAACCCGATGGATTGAATTATCATGAATTACTTAAAACATTAAGTGAAGAGATAGGAGTGACTTTTAATAGTGAAAGACTTACAAACGAAATTGCTTGGGATTTAGCCAAAACCTCTCAAATTGCGTTTGAAGAGGTTTTTTTAGAATTGGTAAATCCATATTTAGAAAAAATTAAAGACATACCAGTCATTCTTGTTGGTGGATGTGCGTTGAATATTTTGTTAAACACAAGATTGAAACAGGAATTGGGTCGAGAAATTTTTGTTCCACCAAATCCAAATGATTGTGGTATTGCTGCGGGGATGATGTTGAATTATTTAAAACCAGACCACGCTATTGATTTAACATACTCTGGATTACCAATTTTAGATAAGGATTTATTAATGTCTTATTGTGAAGAAGATTGGAAATCCGAACCATTAGATATTAATATACTTGTTAATGATTTAATTAATGGTAAAATTATCGGTGTTGCTAGAGGGACATCAGAACATGGACCGAGGGCGTTAGGTAACAGAAGTATTATTTGTAATCCAACAAAACCAGACATGAAAGATATTTTAAATGCAAAAGTTAAAAAAAGAGAGTGGTATAGACCTTTTGCCCCCGTGGTTAAGTTAGAAAACGTTTCAAAGTATTTTGAATTTGAGGGTGAAAGTAGATGGATGGGGTTTTGTCCAAAAGTAAGAGAGGAGTGGAGAGATAAACTAATCTCAATTACACATATTGATGGTACGGCGAGAGTTCAAACCGTTACGAAGGATCAAAACCCATTCTTATACGATTTGTTAACCGAATTTGAAAATAAAACAGGTGTGGGTGTTTTGTTAAACACATCATTCAATGTTGATGGTAAACCAATACTTTCAACCATCAAAGACGCCATGAATGTTTACAAAAACACACAAATGGATTGTTTATTAATTGAAGATTATTATTTTAAAAAATGAAAACAAAAATAGTTACCGCATTTTATACAGGTATATCTGATTACCCATATTATGGTCATAGTGGTGTGGCGAGACACGAAAGGTATTTACACTCATTAAGAACATTGAATAATATGGATGTTGAAATAATTTGTTTTTGTAACGAAAACCAATATGAAATGTTAGTAAATTATTGTAACGATTTTAACTTAAAAAATGTTGAAATAAAAATATCTAACTTATCGGACAATCCAGTTGCTCAAAAAATGATATCAATAAAAGAAAAAACAGAAGACTTTAAATTTTATCATGAAGTGGATTGGAACAAGATTTATTTACTTCAAAAAGAATATGATGAAAGTTATGATTATATATATTGGATTGATGTTGGTTTATCGCACAGGGGTTTGTTTTTAGAAAAATATAATCCATATGCCGAAAAGATAGATGGGTTATCTCGTACATACGAAAACTATTCATTTTTGGGGATATTCAATAGTTTATTTATTGAGAAAATGAATAATTGGGTTGGTAATAGATTAATAAATCTTTCAAATAAACAATTATCACACAATATAAATTTTACAAATTCAGTAACCGAAACAAAAATTAATTACGAAAACTTAAGTGTTGGCGGAATATTGGGTGGTAATATTAAAAACTTAAAGTGGTTCATTGATACATTTAACAATGAGGGTAATAAGATTTTAAACAAAAACGTAATAATTAATCACGAAGCATTAATATCTTACATATTTGAACAAAATCAAGAAATGTTTAAAACGTTTATATTTGAAACTTGGTACCATGATGATTTTTGGAAGACAACACCAATATTTGACAACGAAACAATAAAAGGTAAAACACATTTTGTACATTTTTTTGAAAAAGAACTAGGAATTTAACTACCAGTCAATCTTTTTTATGATGACAAATTAATTTATAAATTAATAGAATAATATGAGTAATTTTTTTGATAGGGGCTTACACCATTTAGGTAAGACCGGACAACAAATTTTTGTAATGAACATCGGAGCAATGGATGGTGTGTTATTTGATGAAATGATAGGTTATACTAATATGTATAATTTTAAAGGATTATATGTTGAACCAATTCCATATCTTTTTGATAAACTGAAAAACAACATAGGTGACAAGGGTATTTTTGAAAACAGTGCAATATCTGATTACAACGGTGAAATAGAAATGTTAACTATTGACAAAGATGTTATTGATAGTGGTGCGGTTCACAATTGTTTTTATGGCATGAGTGCTGTTTACCCACCAAGAAATGGGTTGGGTAGTGAGTTTGATAGACCAACAGTTGAGAAGTATGGTAAATTGGTAAAAGTGTCTTGTATAACGTTTGAAACACTTTTAGAAAAACACAATATCACAAATTTTGATGTTGTTAAGATAGATGCTGAGGGTCATGATTATCAAATTTTCAAACAAATAGATTTGGGTAAATATAGACCCAAAATAGTTAGAATTGAATGGGTAAATCTTAGTGATGAAGAAAAAAATGAAATAAAAAATATCTTTAACAAACACAACTACCAAATTGAGTTGGATGGTCAAGATATTATTGGATTACCAAGTGAGTTTCATGATGAACTTTTCAAACCTAAAGAAAACACACAAACAAAAACAACTTTAGTAACAGGTCTTTGGGATATTGGTAGAAATGAATTATCAAGTGGTTGGTCAAGAACATTTGATCATTATTTGGAGAAGTTTGAACAACTTCTAAGAGTTGAAAACAACATGATAATTTTTGGTGACAAGGAGCTTGAAAGTTTTGTTTTCAAATACAGAAATCATGATAACACACAATTTATTTTGAGAGATTTGTCTTGGTTTAAACAAAATGAATTTTTCAATCTAATACAAGAAATAAGAAACAAACCAGAGTGGTACAACTCTGCTGGTTGGTTAAAAGAATCTACCCAAGCAAGACTAGAATGGTATAACCCATTGGTTATGTCTAAAATGTTTTTATTACATGATGCAAAAATATTTGATAAGTTTGATTCAAAATACATGTTTTGGATTGATGCTGGTTTAACAAACACAGTACATTCCGGATACTTTACTCACGACAAGGTATTAAATAACCTACCAAAGTACATAAATAAATTTTCTTTTATTTGTTTTCCATATCAGGCAAGTAATGAAATACATGGATTTGATTTTAACTCAATTAACAGGATAACGGGTAATAAAGTGGAAATGGTTGCCAGAGGTGGTTTTTTTGGTGGACCTAAAGATTCTATAACAGATGTTAATAACATATATTATTCTTTAATGTCATCCACACTCAAATCTGGTTACATGGGTACTGAAGAATCTTTATTCTCAATCATGTGTTATAAACATAGTGATTTGATAAATTATTTTGAAATAAATGAAAATGGTTTATTGGGTACTTTTTTTGAAAATTTAAAAAACAATCAGTTAGTTGTTAAAACAAAAAACCCAAACGGTAATGTTGTTTTAAAAAATAAAAACAACACTGCACTTTATATCATTACATTTAATAGTCCAAAACAAGTACAAACATTGATTGACTCAATGCTAACTTATGACGAGAATTTCATACATAAACCTGAATTAATATTGTTAAATAACTCAACTGACGAATCAACAACCGAAGGTTATAATCAGATATGTGAAAAATACAATATTGAACATATAAAGAAGGACAATTTAGGTATTTGTGGTGGTAGACAATTTATTGCGGAACATGCGGAAGAAGGGGGTTATGATTTCTATTTCTTTTTTGAGGATGATATGTTCTTCTATTGTAAGGAGGGTGAAGTTTGTAGAAATGGTTTTAACCGAGTGGTAAAAAATTTATATGATAAGTCATTAGATATTATCAATAAAAACGGGTACGATTTTTTGAAATTATCGTTTAGTGAGTTTTATGGTGATAATAGAGTTCAATGGGCGTGGTATAATGTACCACAAAGTTTTAGAGAACAGCATTGGCCAGATAAGAGGACACTACCAGTTCAAGGATTAGATCCAAATGCACCGAGAACCAATTTTACTAAAATAGAAAGTTATCAAGGGGTTCCGTACGCTGAAGGTGAGGTTTATTATTGTAACTGGCCACAAATAGTTTCAAGAGAAGGTAATAGAAAAATGTTTTTAACCGAAAAATGGGCAAGACCATACGAACAAACATGGATGTCATATATTTTCCAAGAAACAATAAAAGGTAATATAAATCCATCATTATTACTTTTAACACCAACAGAACACAATCGTTTTGAACACTATGATGGAAAATTGAGAAAAGAATCTTAAGACATATTTATATTTAGGATTAGTTATTAAACTAATAGATACCATAACACACTTAATATTATTCCATGGACCCCGATAGTGAGACAAAGATTAAAAACCAAGGAAACTCGTTTAGTTTTATTCAGAGATACCTCGCTTATGTTGGCGATGTTCTTTCTCCCCTTTGGTTACGACGCATTATTCAAGTTAATGATGGAAGTAACTGGTTCATATTGGGGAGCCGATATCGTTTTTTATTCAATTTCAGGTTGTTTTTGGTTGTGTTATATATACTTATCGAAATTAACAAATAAAAAAACCCGGTAGTTATTTACCAGGTTTCTTCTGTTCAGTTTTTGGTTTCTGTAAACCTTTTTTGTCTTCTTCCTTTTTAAGATAATGTTCTTTAGTTGCTGTTTTGTGTTTCTCAAGGATTTTTTTTCTTTCCTCTTCACTCATTTCTAATATTCCCATAATTCGATTCTTTTATGTTAAGTTTATTGAATTTTATTGTTAAAGTAAATGGTTGAATTATTTTCTATTTTCTTTTCTAATAATTTAAAACATTCATTGAACCCATCTATTTCAATCAGTTCTCTTGTTGATTTGAATTCTCCACAAGATAAAAACACATTACCACCAACAATTGTGATAGTATATAACCAACTATCGTTAGTAAACCTCTCTACATTCAATAAAATACCTTGCGTTTCAAAAAAACGATATAGACTCTTTAACTCGTAATATTTTAAAATTGAAATGCATGGAACCCCTATATTTGGAAACATAACATTGACAAACACATTTAGTGCGTTTGGGTATCTTATCTTTATGTTATTCCAATCTATCATACCAGTAATTATGTTATATATTCAAATAATTGTATATATTGAAATATTTATTAGTATGGATTTTTTAGAAGACAATAAAAAAGAAAAATTAACTGAATTTGTGAGATTTGTTAAAGATGAACTTGGTTTAAAAAAATGCCCAAGTATAGTTTTGCAAAATGGTAAAGGAAAATTAAAAACCACTGCCAATTATGATTATAACAAAGAAAACAAAGTAATAAGGGTTAATTGTAAAAATAGGGCTTTGGTTGATGTGATGAGAAGTATTGCACACGAAATGGTCCACCACAAACAATATGAGGATGGTAGGTTAATGGTTAAACCACCAGATATTGGTGGTGAAATTGAAGATGAGGCAAACGCAAAGGCTGGACAATACATCAAAATGTTTGCAAGAAAAACCCCTTCAATTTACGAAGAATAGTTACCTCATAAAAGTCAATATAATTTTGACTGTAACCGCCTTATCCCTTGATCCGTTTGAATAATAAAGGTCAGTTACAATTTCAGGACTTATTAGTTTCAATTTATTTGGTGGAGCAACACCCCGGTTGTTAGTTTCAAAACTATAATCAGTTTTTAATCCAATGGTCTGATCTAAAACCGACATTCTAGTGTATTCCGTATACAAATAGTTAGGATATGATACCCAAAATGGTTCGTGTGATGGTGTGGTACCACCAGAACCATTAACCCATTCACAATACAAATGGTAACCATCAAATTCCCACTGAGTTTTGTTTTTAATAAACCTTCTTGAAATACTGGTTTGTTTATAGTTCTGAGACATTAAAACACCACCACTAACGAAGGTTTGGTTATTAAACGAATTTATACATATTGTATCATTTTTAATAATTTCAACAGGACTTGCCGAACTTATAACAATAATATCATAATCAACAAAAGTCCACTTACCTCCACCCATAAATAAAACGGGTTCGCTTGGTTGTTCATATTTTTCACAACCAACCAATGTTGTCACAAGTAATAGTATTAAAATTATTTTTTTCATGATATTGAAATTTGATGCTAAATTATGTGGTTTTATTATAATACCAAAATTAATTTTATATATTTTTATGGATATTTATAGTAAAATATGAAAATCATAATCTCCGAGAAACAACACGAACTAATTTTAGGGCACCTAAAAAAAACACAAGATGTTGGTGAACAAGTGGATACTGCTGCTGCTCAACCAAGTACAGGTACTGGTAGTTCTGGTAGTAAAGAGGGTTATCCTGAAGTTGGGAAATGGGAAACTGGTGTGACGAGGGGTCCTGCCAATCAAGTTGGGGTAACTAAGTGGTCGGACATTGTTGGTTCAAAACTGACAAGAGGTAAAGCTAATCAGTTAAAATAAGAAAACCCTAATATTTATATAGTATGTATAAAAACGGAAAACTTTTAATAACAGAATCAGATAGAAATAGAATCATGGGTCTATATGATAGGCCTGTTTTATCTGAATCTATTGTTATATCTGATTGGTTATCACCAGATGAAAAATATTGTATTTTTCTTGATGAGTTATATGATATTGAAAAGAAAGAAAAACTAGGTAATGTTTGGGAAAATTTTGAACATTTCAAATTCTTTTTGAAACATTCATTTGAAGTGGCACAAAATGTACCACAGGAGATAAAAGAGTCAGTATTAACATCATTAAATTCTTTTGTAATAACCGAATCAAATCAAAACATGGTTGGATTAAAACCATACTTTAAAGATTATTTAATCAATGAAGGATTAGGTGATTGGATTTCAGGTGCGGGAGAATGGTTAAAGGATACCGCAAAATCTACAGCACAAGGTGTTGGAGATTTTTTAACAAAATCATATGAAGGTGCATCAAAAATTATTAGTGGTATTAGTAAGGGTGAATGGTCTGAAGTTCTTAACTTACTAAAGAAAGGTTCATTATGGGTTGCGAGAAAAATTAGACAAGCATTATATAGTCCTGTTGGATTAATCCTTGATGCGATTTTAGTTGCAACTGGTATCGGTAAAGCGGGCCCATTTATTTTATGGGGTATTGTTGTAGCATTAGATATATATGAACTAACAACCAATAACTACGAAAACCAAGATGAAAGTTTTTTAACAAGACTATTTTTTACTGGTGTTGATATTATTGGTATGGTTACCGCAGGAGTGGCAGCAAAATCTGCAAGGGGATTGTTAGGGGGTATTTTTAAGAAATTTGGAACAACAACCGAAGGTTTAACTAAAGCGGCAAAATCAAATCCCGCTTTTAGGGGTACTTTGGAAAAGATGTTAACATCGGCACAGGGTGCATCAGGGGTAATGGGTAAAGTAAGTTCATTCTTATCTAAAAAATCACCCATGTTATTTAAATTTGTCTCATCAATTATTAGTGGGTTAACAAAATTTGTAAAAAAAATAATTCAAACTATAACTAAAATATTAGGAATACCAGGAAAAGCAATTGAGAAAACTTTAGGTGGTGGTAAACTGGGTAAAGGAACTAAAGCGGGTGTTGAAACCGGAGCAATTGTTGGTGGTTTGGGCACACGAGAAAAAGTAAAAAATATTGAAGGTCAAAATCAATTATATGACGCACTAAAAAATTCGGAAGTAGTTCCTGAATACGATATAAACCAAATATAAAATATGAAAAATAGAGATACACAAATGATAAGAAAGTATTTGAATTTAATGGAGTCAGTAGATTCTAAAATAATTTTAGAAAATAAAACAAAAACCTCGGATAAAATTTTATCTGAAGCAAACCCTTTAGGTCAACTTATTAGAGGTGAACTTAAAGGTGCAAAAATAGTGGCTGCCGATTTGGCTCCAATTTTTAATTCACTTAAAGCAGATGCCAAGATATCCTCGGAATTGTTGAAAGTAGGAGTAAAAGATGCAGATACCTTACTTGAGTTAATAAAGAACGATTTTAAACTTGTTGCCCCTAAACTTGGAAAGTTAAGCGATAAGTTGTCAAGTCAAGTTAGAGGTGCTGTTGAGTTAAACATACTTAAATCTAGTACAACAAAAAAAGAGTTGTTAGATATTTCTGCTGAAAACCTTGTTAAAAATAATATTTTCCGTGATAAATATAAGGCATATGGGAAATCAAGCGACTTAATTGATAAACTTAAACAAGAAGGATATTCAAAACAAGGTGCGGAAGCAATTGCAAAAAAATTGGATGACCTTAAACAAGGTAAACTTCAAATCAAACCAAAAACACAACCAACACCAGTCACAACAGCATCCCCTAAAATTACGGAAAGATTAAAACAACTACCAAAAAACATAAAAGATGGATTAATGAATCTATTGAGAGCAAAAAAAGGATGGAGAGTGATTGCTAAATGGGGAATTTTGGCTGGAGTTCCATTAGGGGTTTTATGGTGGTTTATTCAGGATCAAATTGGTGGTGGGGAAATGCCACCTGAAGGTTATCCACAAAACGCTCCTCAAGATTTTCCACCATGTGTACAAGACTTAATTAAAAATAAAAGCGGTGAAGTTATTACCGATACAAATGGTGGTGTTATTATTTTAGTTAAAAACAATGAATACCCTGATGGGTTACGATTCTATTCAAACAGTAGAGTTGTGGATGTTAAGACAGGTAAAAGAGGAACATATAAATGTAAAGGTGAAAAGGTTGCTTTACAAGAACAAGGTACAGAAATAGATCTTGATACCATGACAAATTATGTTGACACTGCGGTGGATGATTTAGATGGATATGTTAATGCGGGTAATTTAAATAGTTTAATGACTATCCTTAAAAATCTAAAAGGTAAAACATTCCAAGGGAAAAATGCGTTAGGTGAATTTTTATCCTTATATAAGGATGAGGAAGGTACCGATTTCATGTCGGATGTTGATGGTGTAGGTGTTAGAACTATTGGAACAAAAGGAATACTTGCAAAAAGAGAGGTCCTATCATTGTTAAGTGGTGGGGGTGAAAACACCCCAACCACACAGACAACTTCTGGTGATTTATCGGGTATCGATATCACTTGGGACACAAAAACACCGGGTGGTGGCACTAGTGGTGGTGGTTCATCAACTAAAACAAAATACACACCTAAAAGTGATTTTCCATTCCCAAGAGGAACTAGTAATGAAAAAATAAGAGAGATTCAAAAATGTTTGAATTTTCCAGCAGAATTTCAAACTGGTAATTTTGGTCCAAAAACAGAAAAGGGATTAATAGAATTTATTGGTAATAGTGATAACGTAAAATATGGTTTAACTGGTGGTTTTAACATCTATATAGAAGAATTGAAAACAAAAGGTATAACAAAAGAACTTTACGATATTGTTATGAAGGCGTGTTCTAAAACACCAACAACAGGAACCCAAACAACAACTGGTGAAACCCAAACAACAACAGGAACCCAAACAACAACTGGTGAAACCCAAACAACAACAGGAACCCCAACACCGGGTACAGAAACACCATCACCTGAAAAAACACCAGCAACAACCAATGAAACACCAGCACAATTATTTAACAGATTTGTAAAAGAAGGGACGATAAAAGGTCGTTTTAATGGAAGAAGAATTGTTTATAAAGGTGGTGATTTAACTGACGGTGATAGGGAAAAATTGGAATCACAATTAAGTTCGATGGGTTTTAGAGTTTCAAGAGAAAATCGTGACTACCGAGAAGGTGATAAAATTGTTTTCAAAAAGAGTGAAACCGAAGAAAAATAAAAGTAATCAGATATTTATTATATGAGAGTTTGGTGGTTTGGTCGCCACTAGATGATAATAGAGCTAGAAACGAAAGGAGGGGTCCATTATCTCGGCAAGGGGGTCTTAATTGACTCCTTTGTTCGTTATAGGGACTCAATAAAAAAACCCACCGAATTGGTGGGTTTATTTATTAATGGTGGAGCCGGAGGGATTCGAACCCTCGTGTTGTTCGTTTTATTGTAGATGGACTACACGTTTATTCGATTATTCACAACCGACAAATAAATGGTTCCTATTTTGACATCGTTACCAATAACTGTGTCGGGTTCACTTTTACCATTTTCATGGGTTTATAGGTAGTTCCCTGAACGAGACCTTTGTTTCTTTTCGGGTAGAAACCACACCATAGAGACTTCTGTTCCAAGGTACATGTCCGCCGACCCGTTAGTCACCACCGATTAGGCAGCAACTTTAGAAGTTGCAAGTAAACCTGCTACTTCCATGTTGTTGTAAACGTTGCCGTTTAAAATTCACCACCATGGATTAAAGTCTTAGATGACATCAGACTACGTGCCCATTTACACTAACAACGCCAATCAATTCCATTCGACCCCATATTTTAAAGAACTGTTACAAATATAAATACAAGTTTACATATCCACAAGCTCAATTGTTAATTTTTTATCTATTTCTTTCACATCCAATACAATTGGTTCATTAATTGGGTGATATCTTTCGGTACAAGTGGATGCATTAACAAATGCGGTATCATTTATTAACATTGAACCATACGCTCCGTGAATGTGACCAAAAACATGTAATAAAAGATTCATATTATCCACACGTTGTCTCAAAAGTTCACAACCTACATTTTGATTACCAAACATGGTAAAATCTCTTATTAAATGTGGTGGACCATGAGTAATAAGAATGTCGGTATCATCTGGGATTTGATCCCATTTTTCTTTTAGTTCGTTTCCATTTCTTGGTAGATTAAACGCCCAATTATAAAACTCTGGTTGCCACGGACTACCATATATTTTTAATGGTCTTGAAATGTCTGGGTGTTTGTATGTAAATTCACTATCATGTAAATAAACAACATCTGATTGTGATAAATTTTCTTCGTTCAATATATGATGTAACCATGGTGCTTCATTATGATGTCTAATACCATTATAATTTTCAAAACCAAAATCATGATTACCGGCAATAAAAATTTTACAATCAAATCCTTTTATGTTTTGAAACCATTGAACAAATTCAATTATTTCTTTTTCTTTACCAACGTTTGTACAATCACCTGAATGTAATAACAAATCACCTTCAGGTAGTTTATGTAACATCCCCTTATGTAGTGAATGTGTGTCGGAAATACATACTATTCTCATATCAGTAATATAGTTAATCTAATTAAATAAAAAAAGGAGAACCGGAGTTCTCCTTTAGGGGCTTGACCGGAGTCTACCTTCCACCACTTGGTTTGGACAAACCAAGAAAACTATTTCACATCCAAAAGTTTAGAAATTGCTTCTAACTCCATTTGTGCTTTTAACTCTGGTGAGATAAGAGCATTTAAACGAGCTTCGATTTCCGCAAGTTCTTTACGTTTTTCTTGGATAGAAATTTGGTTTACACGAGTTTGGAAATCTTCTTTCCACTCTTCAACCATAAAACCTAACCATGTGAATTTGTAATCCACACCAAGTTCATTAGCAGCAGCCTCTGATTTATCTTTTCTTTCCATTAAGAAAGCATACATCTCAACCAATTTACGAACATCAGTAATCGTTGCGATTGATGTTCTGTCATGTGCTGAGTTTGCGGAATAACCAAAGTTACCACTTGTTTTCCAACAAGGTCTTTCTGCTTTTTCAATTGCTAATTTTTTGTTTTGTACTAAGTCAAATAACTCTTTAACTTTAGCATCTGTTGTTTTTGTTGCCATAATAAATGTTGTTTTTTTTTGTTGTTAATTATGTTGTTTATTTTTTCCCAGATGGGAAATGGCGGGGAGGGTGGGATTCGAACACCACGACCACGAGGTTAACAGCCTAAGAAGTAACTTAGCTTATAGCCGTATGTACAGAAATTAAACCAGTAATACGTGCTCTACCACTGAGCTACCTACCCGAGTATACTGGAAATTGAACGAGTGAGTTTTTGCTTTGTTTTTGTTTTTTAGAAGTAACTCTCATATGTTTCAATATACCATGAAACATACAACTCATAGCCAGTAAAAGATTTTAAAGATGGTAATTATTTGTCTATAATAAAACCCCTTTTGAGGGTTCTATAGGATTCGAACCTATTAAACCAATTAGAAGTAAGACAAAATGTAGCCATCAAATATTTTGATATTTAAAGAACTAAAGTAAATGGAAATCGTGTCAGTGATGTTTCAGTAAAAGTGAATAGAAGTAACTGAACACATAGCCATTAGTATTTTTTAAAGTGGAGATTCCATAACTAATTCAATTTTCAGGTTTGATAGAAGTAAGTGTATGGATAGCCACTTAATAAGGTAGACGGAAAGGATATGAGTAATAAACATCCAATTGTTGATAGAAGTAACTACATACATAGCCGTCAATAAGTTTATGTGGAGATTGTGTGTCTAACGTTGTATCTGATAGTTGTATGTTAGAAGTAAGACTTTTGCACCAATACTTTTGTCAATTCTAAGACCCAAAACAGAACCACTCCGTGGTTTGATGTGATGGGTGGTTGACTATCCTCTCAGTGACTCACATAGCCACATATAATATTTCAAAGAACTGATGGGTAATTACACACCCATCAATTTTCCTGTCTCTTCATAAGAGTAACAGAAGTCCTCGTACTTGAAGAATGTATCAACATTCTCGTCAAGAGTAACTTGTTTACCACGACCTTCTACGTGTAGAAGAACAAGGTCATAAACACTTACCTTTGGTAACTCAGCGTATTGTTGAATTACTTTAATAGTGTTTTTGAAGTCACTTCTTGCGGTTACGAAACCACTTGAATCAATGTCCAACATGATGTACTCTTTAGTTTCCAAATCAATAATTGCGATTAACGTATTGGTTGATTTAGATTCCAATGATTGACAATTTGAAATTGTCTCAGGTAACCATGTCCTGTTTGATTCAGGGTGTTCTCTCTCCATGATACCGAAAGATGTTTCAAGTGTATCCAAACCACGACCATTGAAGTTTCTCACGTCAATAACCGCATATTTGTAACCACTCTTCAACGCATCTTGGATATCGATGTCGATGTACTCAGCACAAGGTCCTCTTCTGTGTCTCACATCACCTGAGTGAACTGATTTACCTACTTTCAAGTTACTGAAAGAAAGTACATCACTTTTTTTCTCACCAACAAAGGTAACACTTAAATCCAAGTCTTCAGAACCTCTTTCGTCCATCCAATGAACAAATGGTCTAATAACTTTTGCATCAGGGTTATCGAGTGGAACTCTTTGACCTCTGATTGTTGGTTTAGTTGAGAAGTTCATACTTCTCATGTTGGTTGGTAAAGGAATCTTTTTCAACTCCTCATCAATCCAACAGTTACCCAAAGAATCCATTACTGAAAACTTATCTCTAAGTGTTTCAAATAATTTAGAGTGGATTGTTTCCACAATCTCTTTAGGAATTGCTGGTAGATTAGGTAATTCAGTACGTTTTCTTGCCCCTTTAATCATAATTGACCTATTTGTTTTAGGTTCAGTACGACCTTCGAAGTGTGAGTAAACTTCAAACAATACCTTGTTTGATGTACCTTTTACCGCCTCACCGAAGTATTTCATGATAAGTTCAATATCTTTTGGATATGTACGAACCAACCAATCCATTCTTCTTGAGAATTCACCTGGTTTTTGAGATAAAACCCTCAAACCATTCTCCAAACCTTTTTTGAATGATTCGTTAAGTAACCCATACCAAGAAGTAACCTTCTCGTTACGAATCTTATTGAACGATTCATAAGATTTAGGGAATAATTTCTTATATTCGCCTGGATGTAAAATTTCACCCAAACGAACCCATCTTTGGTCTCTTAAAACCATTTCGCGAGTATCGCAATTGGTTTGTTCAAGTAAACCTAAGATGTATTTTCTTTCTTTACGAGAGAATTTTTTAAATTTGAATTTCTCTCTTTCAGGGTTTGTACCTTTTGTAGATGACCATCTGTTTAATCTAATTTCCTTTTCAGGAACTTTAGGTAAAGAGATATCACCACCCGAAAGATGAACCGCAATTCTTAACACATCGGTTGTGGTTTTAACTGGTAACCCTTCAATACCCATTGCTGCCAATGTACACAAATTTTCTTTGAATGGAATTGTTCCAGGAAAAACAAGTTTATCACCACTTGATACGAACCACTTAACAATCTCAAGATCTTGAGGTGTTAATGAAGTGTTGATTGACACCAAATCAGTGAAGATTTTTGAAAACCTCTCTGATGTGCCATACTTAATCAAATTGTATTTGATTTTTTCGAACTTAATATCCTTTTCGTATGTATGGGTTGATGGTTCCCATTGACCATTACTCCAATAGTGCATGATTGCGTTCATGTACAATTCGAAGTCTGACATCACCATAACTTCTTGTGGGAAGTTTTTATATAATGGTTGGTAATTGCGTTTTCCGCCCATTACATTTTTCAAATGATTCAGAACTTCATCATTGAAGTTTTGGATAAACGATAAATCTGCTTTGGATAATTCGAAGAAGGCATCTTCGTCTAACATGTATCCCCATTGCATTAAGTGGGATTGTACTGTTGCTACTGCAATTCTGTTGTCCATACCATCGTTTGGAGGACATACCAAACCTTTTTGAAAGGATACTAAATTTCTTGTTGTCATAAATGTTGTATTAAAATGTTTTATTAATGTTGTGGTACAAATATACTAAACTTTTTTTAAATGTCAAGTTTTTTTTTATTTTTTTTTAAAAAGGTTCTGAATCGTCCCCACGCCATTTTGGGAGAACCTTTCAAGTTTTAGTAGTTTGGCGATATAGTATCCCTACCTATATTCCCAAGATTCGTTGGAACATAGTAACCATCCAAGGTAGGTCTCTTGTACTTTGGTCCGTCTGTCATCATACCCATCCACCTTACGGCTTCTACACAGGTACTCTTTTCACCATTTCCTCAGGACATCTTCACCCTACCCCCAAAGTTACGTGGTGAGTCTCACTCGGAAGCTGAGTGTGTATTGTAGAATTGTCCAGTATTTCTACAACTTGTGGATTCTATTACGACTAATTAAAGCCCCTTACCCCCTCAATCCATAATGGGGAACTCTTTTTTAAAGTTTCCAACATACCTGACGGAACTTCCCCATCGTCAGTAAACCCCGTTTATTAGAGGTTATATGAATTTCACTTTTTGTGTATCCTCCCCCATAGCCTTGAAGACTTCAAGTCAGGTTCACACACCATAACGGACGAGTACCTCCGTTAATCGTGGGGTCTTTGGTGGCTCCGGCGGGAATCGAACCCGCGACTACCAGTTTTAGAGACCATAATGTTACCATTACACTACGGAGCCATTCGAGGTCGGGGATGGATTCAAACCACCCTAAAAGAGCTTGCGACTCTTCACCTAATCGCTCGGTCACCCGACCATTTGTGATTGATAACCTTAATCATCAATCACAGGTACAATATTAGAGATTAGTTACAACATCTCCAAATTATTTTGAAGATTTTTTTCATAATCTTCTTTTTTGGTTTTTTTCTTAGGTGTATAACCCCTCTTAACTCTTTCTTTTTGAACTCTTTTCTTTAGACTTCTGTCTTGAAAATAATTCCTCAATTCTTGAGAAGATTCTTCGTAGATCTTTTTAATTTCATCAAAAAGTTTTGCCTTATCTTCATCAGTTAATTTGGTTTTTCTTTTTTCTCTAACACAATCCCACCATTCTCTTGAATAGCGTTTGTGTTCGATGCATTCACCTAATAGTTTATGAATCTTGTTCGAGAAAGATGATTTAATCATCATTGTTGGGTTGTGTTGTGTTGTCTTTTTCATTTTTAAAAAATTTTAGCTGTTATTATGTTATTATTTTCCTCAATCTCCAAATTTGCTTTGAATTTTATACTCCCTTTGGTATGAGGATTATCAGGAGTTTCTTTTGTTGAGAATCCCACACCCGGTGAGACATCAACGTGATGAACATAATAAGTGTCGCCCCGACATTTCACAACCCACATAGGAATTGTCGGATCTTCCAAGTGTTTTTTGTTAAAGTGAAAAACGATTTCACATTTTTTGTTAATCTACTTCATGATTTTTAAAGATTAAATTGTTTATTATATTCCTTTAGAGATAAAGGCAATGATGATGTTAATTTTCTCGTTTCTTCAGTTTCGAGAAAACAAATAGAAGTTAATTGATTCCCAATATCGGGTTCAATAAAATAAGACACGGGTATTCCGAGTTCTTCTATTCTATAAAGTAATTTTTGTAATTTTTCTTTTGAATCAATGGATAAAGAAATAAGAAAATTATTATTCCATTGTTTTGAAAGTTCGGGATGTTCTAAAATGAACTGAGATATTGCATGTCCCGATTGTGCAATTTGATACCCGGGATTTAAGTCTTTTCGGGTTACGACTATTAGTTTGTTAATCTATAAATTTTTCATAACTATAAATATTGTGTTACAAAGATAAATATTTTTATTTAAAAAACAATCTTTAAATAAAATTTTTTATTTCTCTTTCAATTTCCCTTTTTTTGATAGTCTCTCTTTTATCGAATTCTTTTTTACCCTTCACCAATGCAACCTCAACTTTAATGAATCCCCTTTCACTTAAAAAAATACGATAAGGTATAATCGAGTATCCTTTAATTAAATCGTTTTTTAATTTCAAGAGTTCACGTTTTTTAAGTAATAGTTTTCTATCTCTGTTGGGTTCGTGTGAGTATGGTGAACCATCACTATTAATATTAATTCCTTTAACAAATAATTCGGTACCATTAAAGAAACAAAAAGAATCGGTCATAGATGCATTTCCGTTTCTAATTGATTTAACCTCACTACCGGTTAATTTAATACCAGAAATTTCGGTTCGAATAAATGAATACTCGAACCTAGATTTCCTGTTAACAATTTCAATTTTAGATTTCATTAGATTCTTACTAAGTGATTTGCTCCATAGGTTATCATTGCACCATTGTGTTTGTATCTAACCTTATAACCCATACCTTCAACCAAACCAACAGCTTGTCTAAGTGCTTTGTTTGATTTGTAACGAGGGTCTGGATTTAAGTCAATATCAATCCACGTTGTTTTTGGTAAACCACTATTTTTTAATAGTTCGGCAACCTCAACCGCTTTCCAAACTTCGTTGATAAGTCTTGTTGAAAGGTCTCTCTCCATTTGAGTCGATTCTTTAGTACAAAGTACGTGTGCACCTTTTCCTTTCGTGTAAAGTGCTATAACCACACCATAAACGGTTTTACTATTATTATAACATTGAGAATCAGATCCAATTAGAATCTCAACATCCTCTTTGTCCGTTAAGTAATTTTTGATGTATTCAACTACATCAGGTATGATTTTTCCATACAATGTTTTAAATGTTCTCATAACAAGTTTCCTTTCTACATAACTATCTATTTTTTTTAATTTATGTTTGGCGGAGAGAGAGGGGCTCGAACCCTCGCGGCTGTAACACCCTATCAGTTTAGCAAACTGACCCCTTCACCAACTTGGGTATCTCTCCATTTAGTTTTTCTATTATGCTTCCAAGTTTTATAACTTCTTTTTTTGAAAGACATAAGAAACTTTTTTTTAGAATGAGAAATAATTCCATCATCCCAATAAATCGGATAATTAATTCCAATTTGTAAATAACGATATTCTTTATCGTTATGTGCTTTGTCCAGTTTTGCTCTGTTTCTGTTTTTTGACATAATCTATTGAGTTTATTCAATAGAAGTCGTTCATTTTTTTCATATTGGTAATTTTTGTTGTTCTCCCCCAAGGATTCGAACCTCGATTCTGTGGACCAAAACCACATGTCCTGCCCTTAGACGAGAGGAGAATTTTGGATAAGCAGTGACCTCTTATCCATGGTACTTAAGGTTTCGAGTTGTTTAACGACCTACTCTGAATGTCATCCGCCAGGGTGTACTTGTACCTTAAACCCGGAGCCACTTATGGAGCGAGTAGTCGGACTTGAACCGACCCTATTCCGCATTGGAAGTGCGGTGCCATAACCAACTAGGCGATACTCGCATGGAGAGGGACAGGTTATTTATACCTTTAAGGGACTCCCTCAGACCCTTGAGCAGGTAATCAGAATCGAACTGACATCCTCGGCTTGGCAAGCCGATGCACTAACCGTTGTGCTATACCCGCTTGGAGTGTAGTAGGACTGCAGTTCCTTGAGGTTCCTACACAAATTATTCCTCTTTGTGGGCCTTATAGGATTCGAACCTATCACCTACTGATTATGAGTCAGTTGCTCTAACCTAATGAGCTAAAGGCCCTAAATTTATTCCGGTAAAACAAACTCAATAATGGTGTATCTTACCTCTTCATCATCATAGATTTTGATATTCTCAGGTTCAATGTTATATGAACACATATCACAATCCCATAACGCGAATCTCAAACCCTTTTTAAATTCATCCATGTTTTGGATATTCATCAAATCCATAACACACTTTAACGGATTTGGTAAATATTTTTTTTCCAACATTTTATTGTGTTGATGATATGATTCCCACTTTTCTTTATCTCCATTTTCATCTTTACCATTCCATTCTCCACCATGTCTTGTTGTTATATACCACTCATTATTCAACCTTTCATTTTCCAATGTGTCTTCTTCAGATACTTCAATCACATTGTGTGTTTGTAGTGGATCTGTTGATAATGTTGGTAAATGATGATTAACAATATTCAACCCAACATAATATCCAAGTTGGTAATTAACAGTTAAGTTTTTCCTTTTTTCAATCCTCTCTTGTTTCCATTTTTCTTCCATTTCTGGAGTTATGGATTTAAGAAAGTCTTCAAATACTTTACTTCTAGCCATGACTTATTTTATTTGTGCCCGCAGATGGACTCGAACCACCGAACTCCGAAGAGGACAGATTTACAGTCTGTTGCAATTGCCGCTATGCGATACGGGCATTTATTTTTTGTACCTCGGGTCGGACTCGAACCGACACGTCTCTCGACACGGTTTCTAAGACCGCTGTGTATACCATTCCACCACCAAGGCAAATTGTGGGACATCGCTTAACCCACAGTGATTGTACTTCTCACTTTTGACGTTACCATATTTTTATATGTTGGCATCTAACGATTTTTTGCTCCCCGGGGGAATTTCGAAATCCCGACCCCATGATTAACAGTCATGTGCTCTGCCTCTGAGCTACCGAGGAAGTTTGTGTGTCTTCCCACACCTCCAGATTGTTCCCCTCACCACTCTAATTTCTTAGTGTAGGAATCGAACCTACATGGGCGACTTACCGTAACCTCAATCAACGAGTGGACTCGAACCACATTCGTAGTTGGGAGAGGATTCGAACCCCTTCAGGGAGCTACCCGTCATCCATGACCTTCCATCGGACTCGAACCGACCTTCTACCATAGCCCAACTATTTTCACTTTCCATTACAAAGTGTAAGTAGGTTTAGTTGCGAACTTTCCTTTCAGTGGGACTCTCATGGTTTTTCGTAGAGTCTGTTATCCCACAATTTTAACACATTGACTACATGTGTTGAGCATCGCAGTTAGAACAGGAATCGAACCTGCGTCTTAGTTACTTTGTTTTAACTGTAATTCTACAAAACATTTCACTACGTGGTGCCACTCCACTATCCAACTATTTCGGGACGAGAGTAAGCTGCTCTCATTTGTCCCTACTTTTTTCTATCGTTTGAGTTTCAATTTAAGGTCTGGAAACTCCTTCGGTAAGGAAAGAGACCACAGTTTTCTGGTAAACTTACAAAAACCCCAAATTGCTTACATTGTTACTTTAACGTCTCAACAATCAAACTCATTCGGAAGAACTCGAAAAAAGACGGCTTGCCGACTAAAAAGGGTTTGAACCTTAATCCTGCATCCCCTTTCAGAACCGGCGAAAGCGTAATGCTTTTCGTATTCTTACTCCGTTCTGCTGTGCCACCTATTACACCATAGTCAATCGAGAGTTTCGAACCTCTCAGGTGCCGAGTTAATTACTCTCGGACTTTGTAGAGTATGCGAGACTCGAACTCACACGATGTCTTCATCCCAAATGAAGCGGCTTACCAATTAGCCCAATACTCTATGAAAAGATAGTGATGGGATACCCGTCTCGTCCCAATCTTAATTGCTTCCTGAGTTTTAATGAGGCCTCAGCAAAGGGTGCTGAATTCCGATTCCACTCTGGATTGTCGACATCCAGTGAGTGGGGAAAACCACTATCTTAGTACCCCCAACAGGATTCGAACCTGTGGCCCACAGTTTAGAAAACTGTTGCTCTATCCAGCTGAGCTATGGAGGCATTTGTGCTCGAGGCGGGAATCGAACCCGCACGGATGTTGAGTCCACAGAATTTTAAGTCCTGCGTGTCTACCAGTTCCACCACCCGAGCAATTTTTTTACCAATATGTCAAAGAACACAACAAATATAAATCAAAAGGTTTAAAAAACAAAAAACCCGAACATTTTATTGTCCGGGTTTCTTTTATAAGTTTTTATAATTTTTGACTTACACTTTTTCGAAATCCGAACATGGATGACATAAATATATACCTCTCCCATTGCCACTAAGTGGGTTGTTTGACGGTTGTTGTATGTTTACCAAATTTTTCATTCGTTTTTCAAATAAGTATCACAAAGATACGAAAAGTTTTTAAAATATCAAACTTTTTTTTAAAATATTTTTATTTTTTGTAGCCCCTACGGGAATCGAACCCGTCTTTTCAGGATGAAAACCTGATGTCCTAACCGATAGACGAAAGGGCCATTTAACAATTATTGGTCTTTAACTTTATTTATGTCTTAGGAGTGTAAAACTTCCTTTTGACTATTTTTTATTTTGTTTTCCAATTTATCTAATCGAGAGTCTAATTGGGAAAAGACCTCTCTTTCTGTGTTATCAATCCTTCGATTTACATCATCATGGTTATGATTAATTAAATCATAGATTTCTTTTTTTATGTTATCCAATTCATTGGATAGATTATTTTGAAAAGATTCTAAGTTCTTTTCCACTTTTCCTACCTTGACGTATCCAACCACAGCCAGTATTGCAATTACAACACCAACCACAGAAGACACCCCTAAAATAAATGATAATGTTTCCATAATTTTAAAGTTGTTTTTAAATTTGTCAAAGAACAATAATTGTTTTGCGGAGGATGAGGGAATCGAACCCCCAAGGCTTTTACACCCAGCTGATTTCAAGTCAGTGTCCTCGTCCATTCGGGCACCCTCCTTTATTTTTTTGTGGTTAGGACAGGAGTTGAACCTGTATCACCGGATTAGTATACTTACGGCATTCGTCCTCAGTTATCTATTTTACAAGTCACCTCACAGGACTAAGCGTCTTCCCGAACAAATATGTTCTTCCGCCACCTAACCAAAATTTGCCCCACATTGAGATTCGTGTGAGGACTAGATTGCGTCGGTTTCTTTCACTGTTTCAAGAACCTGTTGCATCTCTGCGTTTAAACCCGTCAACCCAACGTTGGAGGAACTGGATATTGAACCTTTATCCCAACGACCCCCTCTTTAAGTTACGGAGGAGACAACTATATCATTTGATCACCAAAACGATACCAAATGGTCTGAGTATCTCTTACTCATTGCAGTCCCAACGGGAGTTGAACCCGCTCCATACTCCGTGACAGGGAGATATCTTAACCGTTTGACCTTGGGACTGTATGTGAGCCTCCTGACGGATTCGAACCGCCGATGTTCTTTCGATTCCTGATTACAAATCAGGTGCTCTCGACCAACTAAGCGAAGGAGGCTTATTTGTTGCGGGGGGAGGATTCGAACCTCCGACCTTTGGGTTATGAGCCCAACGAGCTACCTCTGCTACCACCCCACAATGTTATATCCAAATATAGATAAAATATTTTAAAGAACAAAATGTTTTTTAAAAGTTGCGGGGGAGGGAATCGAACCCTCGTCATTCAGCTTATGAGACTGAGCTGGTACCTCTCCAGTCCACCCCGCAATATTTGGTTGGAACAATAGGAATCGAACCTATAACCTTTCGCGTATCAGACGAATGCTCTAACCAATTGAGCTATATTCCAATAAGAGTCCCGTTTGCAATTTTTCAATTACTTCATAAGGGTTTAGTTTCATTCATCCATCACGGGACCACGAGGAGAACTAATTCCTTACTTTGGGTGACCGAGGAGGTTCGAACTCCCGACCCTCTGAACCACAATCAGGTACTCTACCAACTGAGCTACAGCCACCATATTATAAGGTCTGAGACTTATAATTGTCAATTATAAGGTTATAACCTTATATTGAGCTCATGGACGGATTTGAACCGCCGTGGACCTAAGTCAATGGTTTTGCAGACCACTCCATTCAACCACTCTGGCACATGAGCATTTGTAGTTCCTAAAGGATTCGAACCCTTATCAAATCATCCGTAGTGATTTATTCTATCCAATTAAACTAAGGAACCATCTTATTTTTGTATGTTATCCCAATCTTCTTGTGTGCCCAACTTAATTGGTACAAACAATGCAAACCCATCATCATCTTCAAAGTGGTTACATTCATCTTCTCTCCAACCAAATTTGTATCTCATGTATTCAAATTTGTTTTCTTTTTGATTCCATCGAGCAATGGTTGTTCTTCTATGTTCACCAATATAAATTTGACCATCAATCAAATCTTTTTTTGGTATTGCACCAGCCTTAATAAGTTTTGGTACATAGAACTCTTTCCACTCTTTTTCATCCACCACCGGTAGTTGAGGAACATCTTCTGGATTATTGAATTTTGGTAATTCATTTTCCCAATATTCTTTAATCTTTTTCAATTTTTCTTCTTTCATCTTCATTTTCTCCGCCTCAAACTTCATTTTGGCGGCATCCAATCCTATTTGATTATTCATAATTTTGTTTTTTAGTTGGCACGGACGGTAGGATTCGAACCCACGATGAACTTTCGTTCCCGGTTTTGGAGACCGTTGCCTTTAACCACTCGGCCACGTCCGTGTATTTTTGTAGTTCCTATTGGAGTCGAACCAATGATCTTCACTTTGTAAGAGTGACGCTTTAAAACCAACTAAGCGAAGGAACTATCTTTGCACCGCCTGGGGGACTCGAACCCCGACCTTCTGAGTGACAGTCAGATATACCAAACCATTATACGACAGACGGTGTTTATTGTGACCCCGGTGGGACTCGAACCCACGACTCCCACATTAAAAGTGTGGTACTCTAAGCTTACGCAAACCAACTGAGTTACGGAGTCATAAAAATGGTGGTGACGAGTGGAGTCGAACCACTATCATCGGATTTTCAGTCCGTTGCATAGACCACCTTTGCTACGTCACCAAGTTAAACCAATATGTCAAAGAACCTATTTGTGGAATATTTGGGATTCGAACCCATACCTCCCGCCGTCTAGCGGTTGCACATCCTTATGTGCTTTTATCCCTTTTGTGGACCGTCCGGGACTTGAACCCGGGACTGAAGCTTGCAAAGCTACCGTGTTAGCCAACTATACCAACAGCCCATAAACAAAAAAACCTCGAGAGATTATCCCGAGGTTTTAATATATTTTGTTTTCAATTATAACAAATTACACAATCCCTCGGGACATACGAATATCAGCCACCTCTGCCCATTTCGAACAGGTTGTAAATGACATTGTGATAATATGTGTAAATCGTTTCATCGAATTTTTTATTTATTAGTTTTTACTTTATTTCTTAAATCGAATACAAAGGTAATCATAAATACCAATATAAACAAGAAAAAAACAATTTTTTTTAAAAAATATTTTTTTTTAGTCAAAAAAAGAATCGTTTAAGTCCAATATTTATTGGTGATACAATTATAAACACAAAATTAAAAAAACAATTATGGAAAACAAAACAAACACAGGTTTTAGAGAACTTTTAAGTTCAATGATGAAAAGAAGATGGTATATCACCGCCATGGTTCTTGGAGGATTTATGTTAATTATGGGTGGTATATTCGTTGCGATTTTCGACAAAAACGAAATAAGTGGTGAATGGAAAGAATTATTATTGTTATTGTTGGGTGCGTTTATCGGATCTTATGGTAAAATAATTGATTACTGGTTCAGTGATACCGACAAAGACAAAATGTTGGTGCAAAAAATGGATGAAGAAGATGGTACTGCGTTATCTAACACAGCAGATTTACCAAACAACCCACCGACACCACAAACACCGATGGTGTTAAGTACTGAATCAACAACAACCAGTTCTGAATCACCATGTGAGAAAAAAGGTGTTGAAGTTGATGAAGATGGTGATGGTGTTATGGATGGTTTAGATTTTGATAATGATGGTGTTATTGATGAGTATTTCCCACATCGTCAGTGTGAACACGTTTGGGGCGACTCAAATAATGATGGTGAATTGGAATGTTTAAAGTGTGGATTATTGAAAGAATTGCAGGATTAATCAGTCATTAACCCCAATTTTTTGGTATAATGCATGAATTTCTCCACAAGTTTCATAATCTTCTATCGACTCAAAATATGGTAGAACTTCTTTATACAAAACAATAACATTCTCTCTTGAGAACTTTAAATCGGCTTCCCAATGAAGCCCGTTAATTTTAGCAGAAAGGACAAGGATTAGATTATTCTTGTCCTTTCTTTTTAAACTCTTAAATAAAGAAAAAATATTTTGATATATTAGTGTTTTATTTTCATTATAAAAACTATTATAATCTTTGTATTCTTCTCCTACTCTTAGTTTTTTTATGATGGTATCTTTTGGTTTTTTCATTATACCGTATGTTCAATTTGGACCCTAACACAGTTTTGTGGTAAACGATTTATGTGTCTATAATTATTAATATAACCCATCATATTTGCACTACCAATTGCATTGGCAGAATGAACCACAACATCAACCACGGGTTTGCCGTCCATCCATTGTTCCACCAACCATTTAGTACAATCCATACCTGTTTTTTCGGTAATGTTATCGTAATTCAATTCATAATTATGATATACGTTCTTATGCCATTCCGCCATTGCAGAATCACCTAAATCGTGGTCCAATGATATTAGAGATATGTTCTCTAAACCAATTTCATTAATTGTATTTACGAACTCATCGTAATTTCTAACTATAACCCATTGGTCTTTTTCAACAGGTGTTCTCACATCATCTAAATAAATTCTTGTTTTCATTGTATAATTTTTTTTACTAATTCTCTTCATTTCTTTTAAATGGTTTTGAGTATGGTGGATAAAGTAATTTCCAAATTTGTTCCGAATAATCTCTACCATCCAACATATTAAATAATAAATTAGGGTGCTTATATCTTTTCGCATATTCTGCAAAAACTCTTCTCTCTTTAATCCCCGGTGATCTGTTTATTATTTTGAATATCCATTTGTATTCATTCTCAATAGTGTTGTATTGTACGATTAAATTTTCTTTTGTTTCTTTTACCCAGTCATAAAACTCGTCTGGGACCTTATCTAGAATTTCATCCATAGGTTTACCATCTTTCAAATACTCCCAAATATCCCTATTAGATATGTTGGTTAATATTCGATGTAATCTAACATATTCATCACCCTTGATTTTCATTCTAAAACCATTTTTAAAACGAATTACATAACCTTCTTTATCGTTTGATATTTCTTCTTTTAGTATATCAAACCCCTCACCCCATGTTTTGTATAAAGTAACGACTTTGAATCCTACGTTATTAATCATGTTGTTTAAACGAATATCTTCGTTGTAATCATTGTGAATGTTAACTTCATTACCGCTTTCCGTATGAATCACACCTAATAAAATCAAATCCTCAAAATCATAAACGCACACAATTCTATTCTCAGGATAAATGATTTCAAACAGGTAAGTATAGTCAGTATGTAACCGGTTGTAATGATACTTCTCAAGTAATTGACGACCTTTGATTGATTGTTCGGAAGTGAATGAACCACGGGTTGCCATTACCCATTCACCATTGTAATTAAACAATATACCTAACGAACCATCTAATTTTTCATAAACATCAAAATATTCGTTTGGAATTTCTTCTGGTTTATGTTCTTCATAATTAAAGAATTTTTTGAATGGTCTTGCGATAACCTTACCTTGACTATTGGTCACTAATCCACGACATTGCATGGTGATATCATCCCACAATCTTTCATATTGAACTTTTGGTGAATAATTCCAAATGGTTAAATCGAGAGTTAGATGAGTTTGTTTGTGTAACAAACCATCATTATGGTATTTTTCTAATACTTCTATCATAGACTTACCTCGAAACGGGTTTTCATTTGTTCTAACTTATCTTCAGGTACACCATGTTCATTCACCCCACCATGTCTGTTTTCAACTATCAATGAATATACTCTATAACCATATTGTTTGGCTAACTCATAGTAAGCATCCATTTCCCATTCTTGAGTGAATGTGTTTGATACAACTACAGGCGAATGCTCATACTTCATAGCAAATTCAATTTCCTCACGACACCAGTTATGAGCCTCTTTTAATTTAGTTGGGTTAAACTTGTAGTTACCATCGGAATCTACAAAGTACATATCAGCCTCTTTATGACAATAATCCTTATCACCAACTAGCATTTTGGCTAATGTTGATTTACCCGAACCAGGTAATCCTCTTAATAATATTAATTCTTTCATTTTTCTTTTTAATTAAAAAATGTGAGCTGTGGTGTAACACAATACATTTAACTCACATTACCACCATAGGTAGTAAGCACTCACATTTTACATTGAAATAGTGTCGATCAACATCTCACTTGATTCAGTTTCAAGTGAATCGGTTAATGTTTCATCTTCAACAATAGTTGTTGAGTCGATTTGTTCGGTTTTTGTGGTTGACCCATTACCACAAGCACTCATTACTACAATAGCAACAAGGGCAAAAATGAATGTATATCTTTTCATTATTACAAATATACAAAAAATTATTGTAAAAAAAAATCTCCTCAACTAGTTGTCGAGGAGATTGTGGTCATTTTGTGGTTTCAACACCACGGACTAAAACGAAAGGATATCGGCAAAGATGTCCTATTTAGATATAAATATATATGTTTTTAATAAAAAACCAAGTATTTACTTATTTTTTTTAAAAATTTTTATTTCACCATCTTTAAATTTCAAATTAGCATTCACATTTTCTTTAATGTTACCTTTCAAAATTTCCTCACTTAGAAAATCTTCACACATATTTTGTATAATTCTTTTGATTGGTCTTGCGCCATAATTTTCTTGTGTGTTTAATTCAGAAATTCTTTCGATGATTGTTTGGTCGAAACTTATTTTATAGTTTTTTTCTAACAAACGATTTTTTAATTTATCCAATTCAATTTCAATAATTTTGTTTATGTTTTCTTTTGATAATGGATTGAAAAGAATTATATCATCGATACGATTTAAAAACTCTGGAGTAAATTGTTGTTTTAGTGATTTTTGTATTATTGATTTTTTAACCTCTTCTTTTTGAAAAGATGATGTTGATGTGTTGAACCCGAGACCATTTCCAAAATCAGAAACTTTTTTAGCACCAATATTAGATGTCATGATTATTATTGTGTTGGTGAAATTAACTTTCCTACCAAAAGAATCTGTTAGATGTCCCTCATCCAATATTTGTAATAAAATATTAAAAACATCTTTATGACCCTTTTCTATCTCATCAAATAAAACAACTGAAAATGGGTTGTTTTTAATTTTTTCAGTTAATTGACCACCTTCATCATAACCAACATATCCCGGAGGTGAACCAATTAATCTTGAAACATTGTGTTTTTCCATGTACTCACTCATATCAACACGAATGACTTTATTTGGGTCACCAAATAACATTTCAGCAATTGATTTTGCTAATAAGGTTTTACCAACACCTGTTGAACCTAAAAACATAAAAGAACCAATGGGTTTATTTGTATCTTTAATTCCAACCCTGTTTCTTCTTATTGCTTTTGATATTATTGCCAAAGCATCATCTTGACCGATAACTTTTGATTTCAAACCATTTTCAAGATTCAACAAGTTGGTCGATTCTTTATCATCAAGTTTACTGATTGGTATACCAGTCATCTGTGATACTATCTCATAAACATCATCAATGGTTACAGGTGTTTTATTATCTTTTTGTTTGTTAAACCACTTTTGTTTTTCTTCGTCAAGTTTAGTTAGTACTTTCTTTTCCTCATCCCTCAACTTTGCTGCTTGTTCGTAATTTTGACTTTTTACTACTTGAATCTTTCTATCTTTAATTTCATCACATTCTTTTTTCAATTTTTCAATTGACTCGGGAATCTTAGTATTAATTTTTTTATCTGAACCAAGTTCGTCTAAAACATCAATTGCCTTGTCAGGATATTGTCTATCGGTAATAAATCTACCCGATAACTTAACAATCGTTTCGATAACATTTTCTTCGTAATTTACTTTATGATAAGACTCATATGAAGTTTTAAGATTACTTAGAATTTGAATTGTTTCATTTTCAGTCGGTTCCTTCAAGATTATTTTTTGAAATCTTCTTACAAGAGCACTATCTTTTTCAATGTGTTTTTTGTACTCATCAAATGTTGTTGCTCCGATACATTGAATTTCACCTCTAGCCAATGCTGGTTTTAAAATGTTTGCGGCATCCATTGAACCACTAGCATTTCCCGCTCCAACCATGGTGTGTAACTCATCAATGAATACCACAACATTAGGTTCATTTTGTAACTCATTTAAAATTGCTTTAACCCTCTCTTCAAATTGACCACGATATTTTGTTCCTGCAACCAATGAGGTTAAATCTAAAGAAACAATTCGTTTATCTAAAAGAGATGGTGGACAATCACCCTTAACAATCATTAAAGCTAGCTTTTCAACCAATGCAGATTTACCAACACCAGCATCACCAACAACAACCACGTTATTTTTTTTCTTTCGTGATAAGATTTGTAAGACTCTTTTAACTTCTTTGTCTCTCCCAATAACAGGGTCAATTTTACCCTCTTCAACTAAACGATTTAAATCCCTTGAAAAATTATCAAGAATTGGTGTGGTTGAACCTTTTTTACTTTTCTTTGGGTTTGTAACTGAAGAACCCTCTTCAAAAAAATCTACTGACATATTATTTATAATTTTTCATAAAGATACTAAAATTTTACGTAAAAACCAAACATATCTATTTTTTAATTTTATGGTTTGGTTTGTTACGAAGATACATAAAATCAAATTATTTCACCAACCATATGTTTTTTTTTTTGATTTAAGTTATATTTATATGATAAAAAGAAATTTTATGAAAAAAAATATTAGACTAACAGAATCAGAATTAAAGAAAATTGTTAGAAAAGTAATTAATGAAGAAAAGAAAAAAAAGATTATAAAAGAAAGTAAAGTTCAAGTTGACATTAGTGAATTAATTGGAATCGCGGAAATGGCCGCGAGTATGAGACCCAACGCAAAATGGAATGATTATTTTAGTTCATTTGTTAAAATTTTTAGAAATATGGATTTAACCGAAGAACAAGGTGAATTAATTTTTGATTGGTTTACTGAAAATTTCCCATCGGCACCAAATGATAGACTTTCGGATTATATACCATCTTTAGCTGGTAGGTCATCTGAATGGTATGCAGAAGGTGGTTTTCAACATAGTAAAAATTGGGACGATTCACCAGAAGATGCTAAATGGTATGGTGATGATAATTCGGATGATTTATATGATAATCCAGATAATTTTTAATCAAAAGAAATTTTATGAAAAAATATTATCCCCATCCCAAAAAGATGGGGTTTTTTATTTGATATTTATTGTTTATATTACCAAATAAAAAAAACACTATGGGTATTATTTCAGAAAAAATTGAAGGTAAAATGATTGAGGTAACTATCTCATCATCAAATCTTAAATCAGCAAAGTTCAATACAGAAGATGAAACTCTATTGATGGAATTCAATAATGGCTCTATTTATGAGTATGAAAAAGTTCCGTGGGAGTTATTCACAAAATTTAGAATGGCGGAATCTCAAGGTTCTTTTTTCAGTAAAAACATTTCAAGAACATTTAAATACAAAAAGGTACAATGAGTTTATTTGAGGAATTAATAGAAGATAAAGATATGGACAAAGAGATTATTAAATCTTTTAAGTCAAAAGATTCTTTGTCTGATACTATTTTTTCTAATGATAATGGAAATTATAAATTAAAAGACGATATAAGAGAAAAAATGTTAGAGGTATCTAACGATTTTTTAAACTTTATTGAAATTAATTTTTTTGTTTACGACATTATTTTAACAGGCTCTTTAGCCAACTATAATTGGTCGAGTTATTCGGATGTTGATTTACATATTTTAATAGATTTTGAGGAATTTGGGACAGACAATAAAATATATTCACAGATAGTTAAAGAGTTCTTTGACGATAAAAAAACGTTATGGAACAACAATACCGATGTAAAAATAAAGGGGTTTGATGTTGAAATGTATTTACAAGATATCAATGAAAAACATGTTTCGTCTGGTGTTTATTCTGTTTTAAACAATCAATGGGTTGTTGAACCTGAGAAATCAAATCCAAATATCGATGATAAAAAGATTCTCGAAAAAGGGGAAGAATATGCAAAACAGATTGATGATCTGATTAAACTATCGGAAAAGGGTGAAGACGTTATCGACAAGTCAAAAGAATTAAAGGATAAGATTAAAAAATTTAGACAAAGTGGTTTGGAATCGGGTGGAGAATACTCATACGAAAACCTTACGTTTAAATTGTTAAGAAGAAACGGATACATTGAGAAGTTACTAAACGTAAAAAACATTGTAAGAAACAAAAAATTATCACTCCCACAATAGATAACCCGAATTTTTTTCCTATATGTATGTATTTATAGGATAACGAAGAATAATTATTTTCAATAAATTTTAAAAAAAATGGCAGAATTAAAACCGCTAGGAAGTGAGAAACTACAAGGTGACGACAAAATAAAAAGGATCCTTGAGTTGACTTATTATGGTAATAATCCAAAATCAAAACCATCTAATTCACCTTTAAACAAAGTTGAACATCTATCTGAATCAGTTAATGGTGTTTATGGTATTGTTAAAGAAAAAGATGGTTATTATGTAAAAAAGGGTTTGAATGAAGGTTCATTAGATTACATCGGTGGACTTTTTATGAAAAATAAAAATAGATTTAATTCATATGCGGAAGCGTTAAAAAGACTTGATCTATTAAATGGTCAAGAACTTCAAGAAGCCACAAAATATGTTTTGAAACAAACAAAAAAGGAAGAGGTTACACCATTACCATCGGATACTCCATCACCTGATATGGGTGCTGAAGAGGTTCCGTCTCCTGAATCATTACCTTCTGATGATATGGGTGCTGAAGAAGAACCAACAGCTGAACCAAAACCATCTGATTATATGACCGAAATTCAAAAATTTTCGGGTAAATTAGGTCAAGAATTAAGAGATCAAAAAATAAAAATGGAAAGTGATGATATTAAGTATGTTCTTAATATGATTATATCAGCAGTTGATTTAACTAAACTAAGTGATGAAGATATTGAGGAAATCGGTAAAAAATTCGATAGGGAAGTTGAAGATGATGTTGAATTAAGTGATGAGGTTCCTTCAGATGAAGATACTGCGGAAGTTCCACCAGCGGATGAAGATTTAGGCGAAATGTCAATGATGGATAGGTTAGAGAGTTTCATTAACTCACCCGCAGTTCAAGACGAAGAAATTGATTTGTCAAAATATTCAGATTTAGATGAATATGAAAAAGACGATATTAAAGAGATCGATTTAGAAGAAATAAAAAAAGAAATAAACCAAAGCATCGAATCGACTTTAGGTAAATACTTTAAATAAAATGCGACTAATATATGTCAACGAAATTGGTTCCGA